CATTAACGGTTGACCTGACCAGTTTGAATGTCTGTTGTCATCTTCAGCACCAAACGCTGCTACGTTATAAGGTCCGCAACTATAAAATCCTGCCGGAGATGCTGTGTGATATTGAAAACAGCAAGGACACTGTGGGTAGCAACCAAAGAATACTGAACAACTGAAATGACCACAACAGTTTGTGTCACCGCCGTAAGCACAAGCAATCCAAATACCGTTAAAATAATTACAGATAACACCGCAGTTATCGTTAAATGGTCCTGTAAAACAGTGTGATTGGTTAACAAAGCAACAGAACAATGATGTTCCTGTAGAGCACATACCGCGGCCACCTGCTCCGCCCTGGGCACAGATACAACCGTTTTGAGCAGCAGCACACTGAGTCCAACATACTCCAGTAGGATCTGAACAACCACGGAAACACAATGTGGAACTGTTACCACAACTGTTACCAATAGTACCTCTTACAAAATCGGTTGAACTAACACAAATTGTTTTTTTAGAATAAGCACCTGCGTTACCTGGAGTACCTCCACCGCAGCAGCACATCTGTGCTCCGGATCCGCCAGCACCCCATACTTCAATTACTGCTCTACCAGTTGATGGAGGATTCCAACAAAACCCGTTACAAAAGTTTGTATACATGGTACCTGGTGTGAACACATAGATTCTGCCTGTTTCTAGGTTTTCCTCTACGCGACCAGTTGTTCTTGATCTTATTAAATTTTGAAACGATGTAGGCATTATTTTATCTCTTATAAATCTCTTACTGTACCATCTTGTACGAATCGGATACGAATAGCACCATGACCGCCACGATATGCGTGATCACGCACATCAGGACAAGGAAACGGTGGTAATCCTGGAAACCCTGGCGGAACAAATGGTATACATCCGTTACCGTCATAACATCCGCAAGTTCTACCGCCAGTCCAACATGAGTGAGCACCGTCAACACCGCGACCTGGTTGGCGTCCTGCTACGTTTAACCCATATAAGAAACCATTTAGTGCCATTCCGCTCCAGCTAGAGTGGCCGCTATCGCCCTCATTAGTGTAGGTAATTTCCGCACCGCAATCGCTGTAATATCCCGGTGGCGTTGCTACGTGGAAAAATGTAGAACATGGACAGCTTGGTGTACATCCAAAGAAAGTAGCACGGCTAAAACCGCCTCTTGCGTTAACATCGCCACCAAACGCATCAGCACAACATGATGCTGTACCTGTTCCGTAGTTACAGATAATTCCACAGTTGGCATTAAATGGACCAGTTCCGCAGAATCCGCCAGCTTGGAAACAGCACCACATTGATGTTCCTGTAGAACAGAAAGTAGTACCTCCGCGGCCACCTTGAGCACACATACATCCGTTAGTTGTTGTAGAACGCCAGCATACACCTGTGGGTTCTGAGCAACCTCGGAAACATAAATCGTTTGAATTGCCGCAGCTAAATCCAATAGTTCCTGTAATTAAGCAGCCAGAAGCTACACAGATAGTTTTCTTAGAGTAAGCTCCAGGATTACCTGGAATACCGCCACCGCAGCAGCACATCTTAGCACCACTACCGCCAGCACCCCAAATTTCAACTGTAGCAAGTCCGCTAGCAGGAGCAATCCAACAAACTTCGCCGCACATCTTTGTTCGGACATTACCATGAGTGTATGCCCAAATTCGACCTTGTTCGAGATTTTCTTCTTCGAATGCGATAAACGGTAATTTTGCCTGAACAAGACCTTTAAATGATGTTGGCATCTTATTGTCCCTCTATAAATCTAATACGGATAGCACCGTGTCCGCCGCGACGACCGTGGTCGCGAACTTCAGGACATGGATTAGGAGGAGTTCCAGGATAACCTGGACCTACACCTGTGTAGCATCCTTCGTTGTCATAACAGCCGCAGCCGCCGCCAAATCCCCAACAGTACGACCAGGGGATGCCGTGTGTTGGTTGTCTTGACTGTGCGTTTAATGCTGATTGATGTTGATGGGCACCTTGGCCCGACCAGTTTGAGAATTCGTTGCTGTTTTCTGTACCAAATACTACAACTCCGCCGCATTTAGAAACATATCCCGGTGGTGTTGCTACGTGGTAGGTAAAAGAACAGATGCATGGGCCTTGACAGCCTAAAAATGCTGTACAGCTAAATCCGCCGCAACGGTTAACGTCGCCGCCGTAACCACAGGCAATCCAAATTCCACCAAAGTAATTACAGATCGTTCCGCAGTTATCGTTGTATGGGCCTCGAGAACAATATCCGTTAGCAGAAAAACAGCAATATAATGACGTTCCTGTAGTACAGAAACTTCTACCGCCTGCTCCGCCCTGGGCACATAAGCAGCCCGACGCCCCGCAGTTTCCTGTCCATGTTACACCAGTTGCGTCTGAGCAACCTCGGAAACAGATAGCATCTGCGTTACCGCAGCTAAATCCCACTGCTCCGCAGACATAACAGCCCGATTCTACTCGGATAGCTTTCTTTGAATAAGCACCTGCGTTGCCAGGAAGTCCTCCTCCGCAGCAGCACATACGAGCACCACTACCGCCAGCACCCCAAATTTCTATAACTGCTGTACCTCTAGCAGGGGCTTTCCAACAAATTTGATAGTTGGTATAGTTGTTGCCCGGTGTATATAGCCAGATTCTGCCACGCTCGAGATGTTCCTCGGTAGCGTAGATACCATCGCCTTTGATCTGAACTAAATTCCTAAATGATGTTGGCATGTTTCTTCCTGTTTTTATTCATCAAGCAGATGCTACTACCCACCCGTATGTTGAGCCTGTATAAACCAAAGTAATGATCGATCCATTAACGTCGATGGTTAAATCGTCGTTGATGTTTTGAATTTTAGCACCATTTCTACCAACTGTAATGTTGTTAGTTGCTGCTACACCGCCAATATCGATAATCTGTATCGTATCGTTGAGTAGTAACGTAGAAACGTTTGGTAGTGTGATTGTAAAAGCACCACCCGCACTAGACGCTAAAATGCGATCATTGACTGAAGCGTTAAAGGCTGCAGAAACTTCACGAATAACGTTATTCGCTGTGCCTGTTGTTGTAATATATCTTCCCATGTAAATCCCCTGTCAATGTATATTTATGCTGTTGGTGTTTCTATGCCGAACGCTACTGCACTAACGTTAGCACCGCTGGAATAGACTACTAAAAGTCTACCTGCGTCCATAACAATACCTGTGCGTTCTAGAACACCCTTGCCCAAAACTTCTGTGTCAAATTCAATCCATTCTGCTGCTACGGGCGTTGCAGCAGCGGATACAGCTACTCTTACAGCAACCGCTTGGTTGCCTCTGTTACAGATTGACAAGGTAACCACCGAAAATGTGTCCGACGGAACTGTGTATACTGTTGTATTTGTAGCTGCTGCTATATCGTTAGCACCTAATCTACCTGTTGCCATTTAAAATCTCCATTAACTATGTAAAAATAAGTTCATAGCCACCGGTACTCCATTAATACCACCAATGAAATTCATCGGAGCAAGCACGTTAATGCGGCCGCCTGTGGTGGTTGTAATGTAGTCATTAGCTACAAATATCTGACCTGCTGTGAGAGTATTTACGTTCAGGGTACTGGAACCTGAACCAATTTGTGAAGCAATATAAGCCTTAATTGCTCTCTGAGTAGGTATAACTGAATCTGAATCCTGTGTAAAGAACGGATCTGTACTGAATTCAGTGATTGTAGCACCCCCTGTGCCCAATTCTACCGAGCCCAAGCTGAGCTCTTGTAGTCCTGCAATGTTAAACGCATCTGCGTTTAGTGTAGCAGTACCTGTACTTTGTTCGACTGTGAATAATCCACCAACTCGGAAGTTACCGTCCTGGTCTGTTGATGTGTAGAACACACGACCACCATTGCTTTCCACAGTTTCATTGGTTGGAATTGGATCAATCAGTGGCAATCCTGGATAATTTGTACTGGTGAAATTACCAGTACCAATATCTAAGAAGTCATGGCCTGTTAGTCGAACCTGTGAATAACGTATCCTAATTTCAAAAGGATCTTCGTGTGGCACAGCTTCGGGTATTTCAATAGGTGGGCTTACCTGTAATCTAGCTGTATAAGGCCCGGTTCCTAGTAGTTGTGTAACAGTGACTAATTTATAGAACTGTCCAGGTAAACTGTTAAATTCAACGTTTGATCCTGGTACCGGTATAGAATATAATCCCTTAACGTCAACATAGCTGCCATTTTGGAATATATCAGCATAACCATCTCCAACTACCGAACCTGTAGCCACTTCCCAATCAGCACCCCTAGTGATAAATGTAGGATTCGCTAGTACACCGTTGCCTACTCGCACTGTATGTGGTGCTTCGTAGGTATTATTAGGATCTGTGACAGTTAACGCAGGCGGAGTTACTGAACTATAACCGCTACCTGGTTCTATTACTCTAAATTCCACAATCTTAGTATCAGCAACTCTAGCACGTACATAAGCTCTTGTTCCGGTTACCAATGCTGCCGGACCTGCTACTGTTGACTGCGGAATAATCCATAATGGAGATCCGTTTGGATTGCCAAATATTGGTCTTCCTGTAGTAGTATAAGCAGCAGTACCCTGTGTCCAAGTACGGCCATCCTGTGATTTCCAATGTGCTGTAGAAGAAGCAGATCCTGTTGCTACAAAGGTACCTTGCCCGTATCCTACTTTACCAACAGTGATAGTGTTTAATACTCCGGTCCAACTAGTTCCATCGTTGCTAACAGCAATATTAGATCCTGTAGAACTCACAGCCACAAACACATTATTTCCATACGCAATACTGCTCCAGTCGGCGAGCCCTGTAAGAGCAGCCGAAGTCCATGTAATACCGTCTAAACTATATGCCGAGGTTACTGATCCAGGAGCACCTGCCGTAGAAACAGCAAAGAATCTGCCTTTACCGTAGGTAATGCTTGGCCAATTTGTACGTGTAGGTAAATTATTAGCACCGTTAGCCCAAGTTGTACCATTAGTAGATACTAGTGGAGTGGCAGAATCCGCTCTAACAGCAACAAAACGACCTCCACCAAACGCTACAGATGTTACATCACTAATTTGCGGTATAGTTGCTGAGTTCCAAGTTACTCCGCCGTCTGTACTATAAGCTGCTCCTGTGGCAGCATTTCCTAATGCTACAACGTAGGAAACTCCGCCAATATCCCCACTGGCTATCGCTGTCCATATGTTGATTGATGGTAGAGTAGATGTTTGCCAAGTTGTACCATTGGTTGAATAATATGCTGTGTTAGTTGATACTCCGCCATTCGCCAGTAGTATTACAAAATTACCACCCCTGCCTTTGCCTTCATAGGAAAATGTTAATATTTCTCCGACTACTAACCCTGGAGTTGAATCTACGGTTTCGATACGTATTCTAAGATCATTGGCAGGTGTTGTTCCTCCTAATGAAGTGCCTAAGATGGTCAACAAATTATTATTAACATAATTTTGTCCGGCTTGATTTAAAGTAACAGTATATGTTTCACCATTTCTAGTTATATTAAATGTAGCACCGGTTCCAGCACCGCCTGAAGCAGACACATTGGTAAATGTTTGTCTTACATTGGCATAAACAGCATCTGATTGACCAACTACTGAGCCTCCTGAGACGCTAGGAGAACTTTCGGTAGGTGCTGCTACTGTTACTCTTGGTTCAATGATGTATAATGATGAGGGATCTGGTGCTACAATAGCTGTACCTGGCACAACATGATCCCATCCACTAGTGCCAGTTGACTCTCTATAAACTCCTGCTAGTTTAGAACCAGCATTGTAGGTGTTGATATAACCATATTGACCTACACCAGTTCCGGATTGGATATAAATTCTCATACCAATATAAGCTGAACTGGTTTGATCGTCAGTGGCTGCTAGGGTAATTGAACTAGTTGTTCCACTTTGAGCAACGTTTTCTGAACTTAGATAATCAAGGCCGCCAAATTGTCCTGAACTGTCGTCATTGTCTAACAATCTAACTTCAAAAATACCGCCATCTCTAGTCTCATTACCAACAGTAGTAAATGATGTTCCTGGTCCGTTAAATGTAAACGTGCCTGAGGTATAATCAATACCAGCATTTTGATATTCAACACGTAGTACCTGTTGACCGTTGGTTAATACTTTTGTGATCAGTGCTTCTTCGTATCGGTTATTAACTATACCTGTGATTGCTGTTTCTGTAGCATCAACCCCTTCTGCTACACAACCGTATGTTCCGTATGAGCTGTTACCGTTAGTAGCACGTATCTTACCACCGTCTTCTGCTAGATACCCAATATGTCCGTAATATCCAAACACAGATACAAGTTCTGTTCTACCTAGATTGGTACACCATACACCAATACCGTCTGAAATTACTTGTGTAAAATCGTTACTGACGATAGATTTATTACCGCCGTTGTGTAGATCTCCATCGATCTTACATCCCACACAGGCTGTACCAAATGTTGTTACGTTTTGTACATAACAAGATCTTGTGGTAATCCATACTCGTTGGTCATTAGGGCCCCAGCCTGGATCAAGACTTACGTAAGCACCGGCTGTTGGTCTATAAGTTCCATATGCGTTAGGTCCAACTAATGTTCCTGTTAATCCCTGTACAGTCATATTTCTAACACCTGTACTGTTTCTAACCAAGAACATGTTTTCTGTTATAGAACCAGTCACGCCATTAACATACCATTCTGCTGATGTTAAAGTTCTATAATTACCAGTGTAGACTAAATCAAACTTGATAGCATCGATGTATTCGCCAACATCTCTAGCACAGGCAGCAAGACTGTAAGTGTAAGATGGGTAAGTTAACGCAATGTACGCATGAACTTCAGCAATAATAAATTGTCTATTCAATTCTAGTTGACGCACCGCCGCATACACATTATAACTTGATGCTGCAGCATTTGAGCCAGCCATTGTAGGAGCACTACCTACTGCGTTTAGATAAAAATCAACATGATCATAGGCATTTTGAACTAGTGTTTCAACTAGCGTGCCTTCTGTAGCAGTTGCGAAAGGCTTAGTTTGACTCTGTGTTTCAGTATTTGGATTTGTACCAGTTGTTGTTTTTGTTACAGTTGTACCTTCTACAATATCAGCAATAATAGCTTTAATTCGTGTAAGAGCATCTAAACTCTTAGGAACATCAGTAGCATCAATCTGACTAGCAGCAGGTCTAATGTTAGTAGAACGTAGTTCGTCGCCTACTACCGCAGTGTCTACAGGAACAATAATAGGTAGCGTTTCATAGAATACACCAGTCTTAACTAGTATAGTTCTTTGAGGTTTGACTTCTGCTCCCACACTTCCTAATGTACCGCTAGAAATTGCTGTAGTAATTAGTGTTTTTAGATTAGCGATTTCTGTAAATGAAGAATCTTCAGCTACATAATCAGTGTCAATAATCTGTAAAATTCTATCATTAACAGGAACACTGTTAGTAACTTGATAATTTGTTCCAGGTGCTGTGTTGAGTAATACACAGGTGTTAACTAAAGTATTGACAGCATAGTTTATGGCTGCTACTGTTTCTTCTTTTTGTCCTAGGCCGTAGAAAGTTGAAGCATTTGTAACATATTCAACCGCAGCCTGTCTAGATCTTACGTTTCCGCCGTGACGGATATCCCATAACAATGCGTCAATGATTAAACCTACATCACGCTCGCACTTGGTTGTATCATAAGAAAAACTAGATACAAACGGTGAAATGTTGTTTGTGATTTGATAGTTAATCCACTGTACAGTTTCCCTCTGTACAAACTGTCTATTAATTTCTAATATAAAAGCAGCTTCAGGATTTCGTGTCCCTTTTTCAATTTGATCAGCTGCGTATCTTACAGTTCTCCATGGTTTATCTAGTGTGATACCGTATGTCGGTGCCACTTCATCAGTTCCGTCAAGACTTACATAATACAACTGATCAACTTCGCCCCAATATTTCCACTCGGGTGCTGCGGCACTATTGACAACTAGAACTTGTCCATCTGAACCAATAGGTAATCTAGTTGGTCCAGCACCGCCGTAATAAACAAGATCGCCCTGTGTAGTTAATACCGACGATTCTTGACCGTTGGCTAATAGATTCCAGTATGTTCCTGAAATGTCTACGTCTGGTCTGTTTGTTGCTGTAGCAGATGTGTGTGCTAATACACAGATATAACTGTTAGGTCCATAACGAACAGCATCACCTAGTACGTAACCATAACCGTTAGCCCATGTTCCTAACCAACGAATGCCCGGATTTAATTGTTCCCAATAGGTTAGATTAGGTGGTTTCTGATTGTTATTATCTTCTATAGCAACATAGGTGTAACCGCTGAGTCTTACTACGTCTCCAACTTTATAGTTGGTAGAACCTGACCAGTCCTGTTGAAATTTAAATGCTGTGGTAAACAGATCCCAATTCTGAGCACCTGTGACTGCCTCTGTTGGTTTGATATTACTATGGTTAGTGACTGCTACATACGCATATCCACCATAGGTAACAATGTCACCAGGCTGATAAACACTTGACGAATTCCAACTGTTTTCAAATTGTAATCCTTCTAGGAATTGTGCCCAGTAACCCGAATCTTCATCTTGTTCAAATGTTCTTGATACACTAGAAGTATGTTTTTGTAAACAGATGTAGACACCGTTACCAGTCTTAACAAGATCGTTTACTTTATAATTTTGATCTACAGGATCCCACGCACCTAAGTATTCAACACCTTGGTTGAAATAATCCCACTTGCTTTGATCTGCTTCAAGACCCAGTGTAAAGGTTGCTGCGGCAGGGTGTCCTTCATTACATACATACGTAGTTCCGCCAAAAGAAACTACATCATTAATTTTATATCGAGTTGACGGAGCCCAAGGACCTTTCCAGTCAAACGCTTCTGAGAACTGATCCCATTTATTAATATCTGCCTTTTGACCTGCGGTTAGTCTATCTAAACCTTCAAGTCCCATTGCGGCAGTTGGAGCAGATATGTGGCCTAGATTACAGAGATATGTGTTGCCGCCGTACTTGACAATATCGTTAAGTCTATATCTGGTGTCAGTGGTCCAGTCACCTCGCCATTCAAATCCCTCAGCAAACTGATCCCATTTAGACTGTGTACTATCGCCCAAGTCAAGGTCTACTTCAAGGCCATCGCTGGCGTTAGCAGCAGATGTATGACCTACCAAACAGATGTATAGCTGTCCGCCGTATTTGACTATGTCGTTGACAAAGTATTCTGTGTCGACCGTCCAGTCACCTCTCCATGCTTGTCCATCGCTGGCTTGATTCCAACGTGCTGGGAAGTTATCCGCATCTACATAGAAATTTGAATCAGCTGTATGCCCAATTACGCAGATGTAAACTTTACCGTTTACTCGAACTACGTCATCTTTAAGGTAAGAGGTACCCGCAGCCCATTCGCCTTTCCATATAAATCTAATTCTACCTAATTTAAACTCTGCCATCGATTACTCCGATCTTCGATACCATATTTATCTAATATGTTTTTAACCTAAATCCCTACCAACTTCTTGCCCGTCTAAGTTGCTGTTAAAAGCGTCTGAAAACATGCTCATAGCCAGCATCATACCCGAAGCCCCTTTTCTCATATTCATATTTCTTGGTAGATTTACGTAGGTATTTGTAGTACTACCAATATTATTTGGTCCACCTATTCTAACAGTACCAGCAATTAATGTACCTGTAGCTGCTTCTGAACCTCCACCAGAAATACGTCTTTCAATATAGGCTTTAATAGCCCTTTGTGTAGGAACAACATTATTTGAATCAGCAGCAAATGTAACATCTGTTGAAAATTCACGTATAACTACGCCCGTACCACCTACACGAATCCCGCCTAATCTTAGTTCTGACAGTCCGCCTAAGTCAAAATAGTCAGCACTAATTGTAACTACACCAGTGGCTTGCTCAACAGCAAACAGCTCTCCAACTCGGAAGTTACCGTCCTGGTCTGTTGATGTGTAGAACACACGACCACCGCCCCTGTAATAAACTTCATTTTCGGGTGCTAGATTTATAAGATTAGTAGTGGGATAATTTGTTTGGGTAAAATTACCTGTTCCTATCTCTAAGAAATCGTGACCTGTTAGTCGAACCTGACTGTATTTTTCACGTATTTCTACTGGTGAATCATGTACAGGTGTTGTAGTTCTGTTGAAATCTGGACCTACCCTAATTGCTAATCTGTAGTTACCAAATGAACCACTTAATACCTGTACTGTTAATACTCTATAGACTCTGTTATCTGTACCATCAGATGCTACCGCAGCATCATTGTCAGCTAACACTAGATATTTGTTTAATCCTGCTACCGCGGCACTTGGATTAGTTAATGGATATTCTCTTTCTAACCACGATAATCCCAATCTAGAAGAATAAGCTGTTGAACCGGTTCCAGAAAATAGAACAAACTTTCTATTAGCAAATATTATATGAGCCCAGTCGTCAGTAGATGGAGCTGCTGCGGCATCCCAAGTATTGCCATCGTCTTCTGACAACGCTATTTGATTACTGTTTCTAGCAATTAATATTATATGATTATTACCGTAGGCAAGATCTGACCATTCTGCTGTGCCGGTTATAGTTCTTAGCAACCAGGTTTGACCGTCTACGGAAATAGCTACCTTATCATTGTTTGTAGAAATTGCTATAAAATTGTTAGCACCGTGTTTAACTTTGATCCATTGAGCACTAACTGGTAACGATGCTGTTTGCCATGTTACTCCGTCATCGTCGGAATACAACGTACTGGTTGAACCGTTGGAAATAACTACCCATTTTCCATTTAGATAATCAACTGATGACCAATTAGCATTAGGTACTGTTATTGTAGTCCAGCTAATTCCGTTGGTGCTTCTTGCGAATACTGTGCCATAAGCTACTGCTATGTACACACCGTTACCAAATTTTATGTCACGCCAGTCTCTTTGTTGAGAAATTGTAGTGCTAGTCCACCCTTCTCCGTTAGCTGAATATACTATTTGAGCTAATCCTTCGCTTTGGTAAGTAATTCCTACAAATTTATCAGTACCAGCAGTAACTCCGGCCCATGGTCCCGACACCGGCAGTACTGATGGTAGCCAATTAATGGTATTAATTTCAAAGTTAGCACCAGTTCTAACTATTCTTGGCATGCCATCAACAATTATATTGCCACCTAATTCGTAAACATCAGCGTATCCGTCGCCGGATACTGTTACTCTGGTTGTTGATGTCTTGTATCCAACACCTCGGTTAAGGAATGTAGGGTTAGCTAATACTCCATTTCCTATCCTAAATTCGTATTCAGGATTTGATGTTGATACAGGATCGCTAAGAGTAAACACCGGTTGAGCATTATAACCGCTACCGGGTTCCCATATTTTTATTGACTGTATTCTTCCGCCTGTTATAACAGGTCTGCCTCTAAATGTTGCCCCATATTGAAATGTGTCAACAGTCCCAGAATCTTCGGATAGTAGTACCCATCTTCCTCTATCAGCAGTGTCTGGGACAAATGCTAGGGCATGTCTATTAAGACTGCCGCTGTCTAATTGTTTTAATTCCCAAGAAAATCCTCCGCTATCAGATACTGCCGCATACTGTGTAGAGGAAGAACTGATCGCAACAAATAATCCTTGATCGTAGCTGATTCTACGCCATGCTGTGTCAAACGGCAACACTGATAGATACCAAGTAAGCCCATCAAAGCTGTAAGCTACCGCATTGCTATTTGAGGATATTGCTACAAAGCGATTGTTTCCATAGCACATATCAGTCCACTGCGGTTGTGTTGAATCGCCAAACGCAGGGATATCTGAACCTGCCGTCCATGTTACTCCCGAATCGGTGCTAACTGCTGTTTTACCATTAGTTGAAATTATAACAAATTTGTTTTTACCATGAGCTACAGCTCTCCACGGTGCTGATGTTGGTGTCGAGCTTAATGTCCATGAAGATGTATTTACTATTACCGATGTTGTTAAGGTTGGTGCGGTAGCTACAAACGTTCCGTTACCGCCTGCAATATTAGTACAATTAGAAAATCCAAGAGCAGTACCCACATCGGCTACACTAAAGGTAAATGATCCAGAGATCCATGTTGCTACCATAGTAGAAGTTTGACTAGTTACTGCTGCTATACGAGATCCGTCCCAGGCCACTGAGGTATAAAGTTGAGCATTGTTAGCAGAACTAGCTACAGATAGATTAGTTTCGTCATTGCCTATATAGATAGCTCCTACACTACCGTCTGCTGGTCTTCCTGCGGCAACAAACCTATCTATCTCTTTGATATAAATTGCGTCTAAGAAATATCTTCGATCGTAGGGAGAAGAATCAGCGGAGTATGCCGGCGGTGCTGTAATAACACGTGGTTCAATCCTATAAACTGATGTAGTATCTAATAATGCCGGTAAAGGGTACCCAGGAATAACGTGAGTCCATCCTAGAGCACCATCATACTCATTATATACATCTATTCTTTTTGTAACTATATCGTAAGAACCAATTGTTCCATATTGACCTGTACCGGTTCCGCTGGTGATAATTATTCTAGCACCAATATAATCAGCTGAGAATCTTTCGTCGTTTGAGGCAATAGTAATACCGGTAGTATCGCCGCCTTGAGCATTGTTACCGGTAGACTGGAATCCGCCACCGCCTAAAAATCCCCCTTCTTCAGGATCTAGTAATCTCCACTCGAATATTCCACCATCTCTAAACTCGTCTACAATCACAGACGCCCCAGCACCCGATCCTAAGAAACTCATTGTTGCTGAAGTGTAATGTTCGCCCGCATTGCTGAACTCTAAATTTAAAATTTCGTCGTTGGCTTCTCCGGAGAATGCTGAGACTACTATTGCTTCGCCTGTTCGGTTATTAACAGAACCTTCTGCTGGGGTTTCTGTTTCGTCTACACCTTCTGCTACACAGCCGTATGTTCCGTATGAGCTGTTACCATTGGTAGCACGTATTTTGCCCCCGTTTTCCGCTAGGTATCCCATGTGTCCATAGTACGAGAACACAGAAACTAATTCAGATAAACCGTTATTGGTAACCCATGCTCCAATACCGTCTGATAAGATCTGCGTAAAATCGTTAGCAACGATAGATTTGTTACCGCCTCCATGTAATGCTCCATCTACTTTTAATCCGGTACATCCGTTGCCAAATGTAGTTACGTTTTGAACATAGCAGGATTTTGTGGTAATCCATACAGAGCTGTCAGCGGTTCCAGATCCTGGATCCAAACTAACATAAGCACCAGCAGTTGGTCTTCTGGTACCATACTGATTGATACTGCTGAGAGTTCCGTTGAGACCTCGTAACGTCATATTTCTAATGCCCGATCCATTGTTTACGTAGAACATGTCTGACAATCTATAGTCTAAAGGATCAGGATATGGATCACCATCAACATCGTATGAAATATTATTAGGATCGTATAGCGGTTCTATGATTGTGCTTCTAAGTTCTTCTCCAACAATAGCAACATCTCTAGGAACTTTAATTGGTAAAATTTCTGAATAGACGCCCGATTTGACAAAAATTGTAGCTGGGCCCACGGCAAAATTACAGGCATATCTCACAGTTCTAAAAGCACTGTTTAAACTAGTACCATTGTCTGGAAGGTCAGCACCTTCTCTGCTAACATAATAAACTTTTTGTATCTGACCAAATGTTTCCCAAGAAGGAGCATTGTCAACTACTTTTAGAGTTTGTCCTGCAACTCCTATAGGCAGTCTTGACTGACCTATAGTACTGCCGTCTTCGGTTTCGTCATATACTTTAATGTCGCCTTGATATCTTAAACTGTTAGTAGGCTCACCTCTAATCAATAAAGCCCATAGATTACTATCATAGTCGTTGTCAGGACGCTGATTAATATTTGAGGCTAAATGTTTTACTAGACATCTGTAAGTGTTATCCTCAAATACAACAATATCACCAATGGCATAAGTTTCATCAATTTCCCATTCTTTTCTATATTTTTCTCCAGGAATTACTAATTCCCAAGCAATTGCGTCGATATTAGGATCTGTTATGTTGTCATCAATAGCAGCATAGAATTGTCCGTTACGTCTAACCACTTCGCCTACAAAATAAGCTGTATTATTAATCCATTCTCCCGCTACTCTAAAACCAATGTTTAACAGTTTCCAGAATGCTATAGAGCTGTCATCGTTTTGTGCTGCTGAAGTAGCAGGATTTTGCCCAGTGTTATTATTAAGGGCTTCGTATGAATATCCGCCATATCTAACAACGTCGCCGCGTTGATATACAGTATTAGAATCCCAATCATTTTCAAATTCAAAACCGGGAATATATACCTGCCACTTGGTTAAATCAAATTCGTCAGTGCTGGTATGATAATCCACACAGATCCATACATTTCCGCCAAACTTAACCACATCGTTGAGTTTATATCTAACGCCAGGGGTCACTGGGTCTACTATAGCAGGCACCCAATTGCCTTTGTATTCTATGTTTTTATAAACAATTTCCCAGTCTGCTTGATTAGATTCTAGTCCGTCTGCTGCTGTTAACGCAGATGTGTGACCGTCTATACATCTATAAACTATACCGCCGTATTTGACAATGTCATTTTTTCTATAGCGTCGATTAGTAGTCCACGCCTGTCTCCACTGTTGTGCTGGATTAACTATTTCCCAATTGGCAAAATTGCCTTCAAGACCTGTGGTTATATCGCTGGAAATATTTCTAGCTGTACATCTATATACAATGCCGTTATATTTTACAACGTCTCTTACAGAATAAGTAGTTGACGGTTGCCAATCTCCTTTCCAATCATCTGATCTAGCATAAGATACCCAATGACTTTGATCGCCTTCTAGTCCAATAGCTGCTGTGTTAGATGTGTGTGAGCTAATACAGACATAAGAAATACTTTTATATTTGACAATATCGCCCACGTTATAGGTTGTAAATGGTGTCCAATCTCCACGCCATTCGTATCCGTCAAACATTAATTCCCAACGCGGTTCGTTGGAGGCAGGAATAGTTTCTTGATTTATAAAATTTAAATCAACATAAAAACTTTGAGTAGATGATGTATGTCTTTTGATACAAACGTAACTCTTACCACCAAATCTAACAACATCGTCAACGATGTAATTTAAACTTGGTTGCCAGTCACCTTTCCAGGTAAACTTTAATCTACTGATCTTATATTCTGCCATAATTTATCTCTTAAATTCCTGTAGGATACTGGTACTCTTCACTGATCCTTACTACTAGTTGTCCGTCATCGTCGATATAATAAAACAAATTTCTGTTGTCCCATCGATATTGTTGATAGGTAAGATTTCTATATACTATGTCGTGGTTTACATCAATGCCTTCAAAGAAATCTGTACCTACTTCAAAGTCATTATAGTTGTCTTCTGGTATACCGGGATGATTAATTTCAATAACATCGTCGGCATCTAACTGGTCTAGTCTTCCTAGATATAACTCTCCATCTGCGGTTCTTCGTAGACCATAGAAAAATCTAGGAACACCTACCCCTAAAATTCCTTCTACGTTAAAATCACCTATATAATATGTCATCTCTATTTCCTTATACGATCTCAACGTAGCTTACAATTACATCTGCGGCATTTTCTCTGTCTGCGGACGCTGCTAAAAGATTATTTTCAGCCATTACTAGTTTTTCACCGCCATTAATCACTCGTAAACTTTGATTAGCTGGTATAGTAACGTCTTTGATAAAATATCCTGTAGTTGATGTGTTGTCGGTTAGAGTGATGCTGACTTTAATAACAGCACTGGTTAAGTTAGTTACACTTAGACCAATTACTGTAACTCGACTAGCCGCAGTGGTTTCTACCATATGCGTAGATAAGGTACTTAAATCTTTAATTACTTTGTTTCTAAAAAACGTTGCCATTCAATTGATCATCCAAAAATTAATGCTGTAGTAATAGCTAAACCTTCTGCTTCTGAATAAGTTATTCCTGTACCGCTACTGCCTGCTGCCGAAACCCATGTTACTCCGTCATATACTTCTACACGCTGGTCTGTGGTGTTATAACGCATCATTCCAGTTTCAAATAACACTCCCCGTTCTATGTCCGATCCCCTAGGAAGGACAAACCCGTTAGTACCGTTAATTTTAAAATATCCGGTACCTGTTTGATTAAACGAAGTTATAGCATCATTCTGTGTGTTTGTAATAGTGTTATTTCTAATAGCAAAAACACCAATGACTGTGCTACCAGTACCATTAGGAGCTAATATTAAGTTCCCGTCTGTATTGGTAGTAGAAATCGTATTACCTGTGATATTTATATTACCTATATCTACGTTACTTGTAGAAAATTGGGTAGCATTTAAGGTAGCACGATTAAGCCCGTTGATATAAAAGCTGATTACATTATCGTTAGCACCGGGTGTAGTTTCGGGGGTGATATATGTGTTTTCATCTAAATCATATACACCGTCTAATCTACGCCAATTTGTGCCATCAAAACCTTCGTAATAATTGTCGTCGGTATTATATCTGATATAACCCGCTTGTCCGGTAGGCCGTTGTGCCTCAGTTCCTCTAGGCAATCTCACTGCCTGTGTACCTTGGAAATCTACTATACCGGTACCATTTGGTGCTATTATTAAATTAGTATCGGTTAGTGTAGATATCTGATTTTGATTTACTATAACTGATTCTAATTCTATACCGCCGGTGCCGTTAGCTCTTAATTCTAAGTTGGTATTTGACGTATTTGTAGTAATCAAATTACCGCTGATTGTAATTGAACCTAAATTAATTATTGGTGCTGTTACCGAGCCTGATGCTACGATATCAGTAGTAGTAATATCTCCTGATACTGTTAGATTCTGTGCGATTTCAACGTTGTTAAACGGCACAATAATAATTCCGCCACCTGTAGCTTGGAATGTAAGGTCGCTACCAGGAGTAGTAGTTCTAATCACATTTCCTTCTACACGTATATTACTAAACTGAGCTGTTCCAGTAATATTCATGTTTCCGGTTAAATTATAAGCTCCGGTTTGATTTACTGTACCGGTATGATTAGCTACACCATTGTGAGTCAATGTGCCGGTAATTTGTGTATTGTTTAATTGTACATCTGTTGTAACTACCAACCCGCCATTAACAATTAGGTCGGTGTTGTCTATAACCACACTGCCTGTACCGTTGGCACGTAATTCTAGATCTGAATTAGAAAGCGTAGTGGTAATTCTGTTACCGCGTACTACTATGTCACCTGTATCTATTTCATTAGACTGTAAAGATCCAAATGTACCAACAACATTATTGGCATATAATGTACCGTTAACAAAAAGATCGTTTTCTATTAATACATCATTTTCTGGAACATAGATTATACCCGAGCCCGGAGCATCTAATACTAGATTAAATCCGTTGGCAGATGAAATCTGATTACCGTTAATACGTATATCGGCTATTTCTGTTAGCCCGCTAACATCTAAATTGCCGTTGAGTGTATAGTCGCCGGTTTGTGTAGTGTTTCCAGTATGATTGGTATTACCTATTTGTGTTAGTGTACCTGTTACATCTGTGTTTTGTAAATCTGTAATTCCAGAAACAGTTATATCATTTTGTATTAACACGTCAGCATCAGGAACAACCACATTGCCTGTACCATTAGCACGTAATTCTAAATCCGAGTTTGACAGTGTAGTAGTTATAAAATTGTTCTGTATGCGAACATCGCTGGTCTGTACTATTTCTGTTTGTAAAATGGTTAGAGATAAGTTTTCAACAGTCAACGTACCATTAACTGTTAGATCTTGACCAACAGTAACATCGTTAGATGGAACAGAAATTATTCCTGAACCGCTAGCAAATAATTCTAAATTGCTGTTTGAATCTGTTGTGTATAGTTGATTACCATCAATACGGATATCTTCAAATTGAGCATAGCTGGTAACTGTGAGATTTCCTGTTAGTGTGTAATCTCCAGTGTGTGTAGTTGTGCCCGTTTGATTTAAATCACCTGTGTGATTTATAACACCTGTAACATCTGTGGTGCCTAATAGCGTAGTAACTCCGGTCACTGTTAGGTCTTGATTTACATAAAGATCGCTGGTTACAGATACAATACCTGTGCCGTTGGCTCTTAGTTCTAGATCACTATTTGAATCAGTGGTTGATATTACATTATTTTCTATTAAAATATTACCGTTGGTATACCTATCGGCAGTTATATCTGTAGCAACATTTAATGTATTAGAAGAAATATCTCCAACTACAACCAAGTCCCCAGTAACTTCAAGGTCAGTACCATCTACAATTACTTTACCAGTACCTGCTGCTCTAAGTTCTAGATCACTGTTTGATATGGTAGTTGTTATGAAATTGTCATCTATCAAAACATTTTCAAACTGAGCAGCATTTCCTACTGAAATATTTCCTGTTACGGATAAATCTCCAGTTTGTGTATAGTTGCCAACTTGTATAATGTTGCCGTTTACAGTTAAAGTACCTGTGATATTTGTAACGGTTAAATTAGTATTTCCTATAACTTCTAGGTCTTCGTCAATTTGTACGTCACTCGCTGATACGTATATCTTTCCGGTGCCGTTTGACCTAAGCTCTAAATCTGAATTTGATAATGTTGTTGTAATCGTGTTGCTGTTGATTACAATATTTTCATTTCTAATTGTAGTTGAAGTAACTGTGCCAGTATTGTTTATATTCACACCAGTAATTTGACCGTCGACTGTTAGATCTTGATCAATCTGTACATCGTTTGATGGAACATAAATCTTTCCTGTGCCTGCTGCTTCAAGTTGGAGGTCTTGATTGCTATTTTTTGTACGGATATTATTCTGTACAATTTCAATATTTTCAAGATCTAGTGAAGCTGCGAAGAATGAGCCACTAACACTTAGATCACCATTCTGTATCACATCGCCTGTGATGGTGCTATTACCAGTTAGATTTAAAGCACCTACGATATTAGTTGTTTGAAGATTTGTAGTACCAAGTACTGTAAACGTATCATTAACTTGTAAATTGTTGCTAGGTATAAGGACTTTACCAGTGCCTGCTGCGGATAATTCTAAATCACAATTTGAATCTAATGTTGAAATCTTATTATCTACAATTTCAATGTTATCAGCAGTTAGTCTGTTAACAAAAATCTGTCTCCAACGCTCAACAGTTGTTCCTAGGTCGTATGTATCGTTTAATTTAGGAATAATGTCGCTGTCAATCCTAGCTTCTATGTTGACAGAATCTGTGGTTTGATCGCCTATGGTAATATTGCCGCCAATCGTTACATTACCTGTTACGTCAAGATCGCCTGCGATATTAACATTGTTTAAGAAATTAACTTCACCTGTAAATGAATTGATATTCATTACTTGAGTCAGTGTTTCTACAGTATTATTTGATATACGGAAATCGCCAGTTTCAATTTTAGTAGCGTCGATATATGTTTGATTTACGCCGTCATTGAATAGCAAACTGCCTGTTACTGCTACGTTAGAGTTACTAAAAATAACTTCGCCAGTATCTTGATTAATATAAAACTGATCGCCTACACGGAAATCGCCTTTGTGATCAACCGATGTATAATAAATCTTAGCACGATTAGTTTCAACTACTTCGTTGGCTTGTATAACTGTGGTAGGGTCATTATTAGAGTCTCCTCCGTTGCCAATGTAGGCTAAGTTTTGTCCAATGAGATACGCAATAACGCCGTCGCCGTCGCCATATGCTCCATAGTTGCCGTATACGCAGGCAGAGCCAATACTTCTTAATTCAGCACCAAAGTCCGAATAGTCAGCAAAATCTATAGCAGAAGCAGTTCCGCTTGTAGTTGTATTTCTGATGTCTTGTGTAGTGTTACCGTCATCTAAAATGATAGTTGAATTATTTGTACCATTAAAATGTAATAACAATACTGTTGAAGTATCGCTGGTAAAGGCTGCTGTAGGTACAGTTACTGAAGTAGTATATTTGGCTACACCTTTGACTACACGCAGTTCGTCAACATAACCAGTTGATGGAGAACTGCCAGTCCAGCTTGCTCCAACTCTCAATGGTCTTTCTGGATAATTGTTAGCATCTGTATAGGTAGTAGGTGTTACGGTTCCGTTAACAGCAAGTTTAGTTACTCCGCCGACTCTAAACAGTGCGATATGATTAAATGTACCTGCGGTACAGGCCGCACTTGATGTAATTCTATAGGCATTACTAACAAACAATCTAATGTTGCCGGCAGCGTTCATTTCAAGGTATACCGCTGTGTCGTTACTAGCTGTTCTACAGTCTAATAATACCTGCTGTATTCCTAGGGCAGTTGGTCTCCAGAAAAATTCAATAGTAAAATCACCAGTACCGTAACCAAAATCTGGTTGACTAGAATATGTGATAAAATCCCCAGTGCCGTCTAATACTAAACTTGCTGTGCCAAATTTTTTCTGTGCTGTGCTTAGTTTAGCGTCACCGCCTAATGATACTGTTTTGCCTATGCGATCTTCTGGAGTCTCCCATCCTAGACTCTTACCGTCAATATTATAAAAATCCCCGTCTATACTTTCAATAATACCACTAGCAAGTACTGTGGTTCCGTCTGTGTCATAATAACTTATAGTATCGCCTACTTGCCAAGTTCCTGTAGTATTTGAAATTTTTATTCGAGTCTTTCCATCGCCAGCAAACCCATCGTTGCTGCTGAATAAACTTATACCTTTGTTGGCATAATAAGTGAATGAATTTAACCATTCTACTCTAGCACCGTTGGTAGCCGATAGAGCATCTACGCCAGGAGTGATAAATGTTACAGAATGGAATAACATTGATGCTTCTCTAGATGTAGCAGTAGCATACGCACCGTCTACATAAGCACCTTTACCTGCGTCTGCTGATCCAAATCCCAAAGGATCGCCTACGCCAACTATAGTACCTTTGGTTAATACTGAAATGTTTCTTACATACGGTGATCTAGTTGTTACTTCAAAATCTGTAGCAAAACGGAAAGCATAACCGTTGTCTGGAAATACCCTGTTGCCACCATTACAGCTAAATGTTAAGTTGGAAAGGAAAACTCTATCTCCAAGGCTAGCAGTTCCGCCGGTGTGTGTTAGTACCAGGACGCCTGTAGTATGAGTATAAGTTGCTCCTGTAATGTTTCCGCTGCTGCTGTCAATAAATTCAATAGTTCCGCCGCTAACATAAGCATGAGCGAACGGTGAAGTTCCTACGTCTACTGTAGTTGTTCCGGGTGCTGCTGAAGTAACTGTAAAATAATTTCCGCCGCTATAAAAATCTGCTACAGTTAAATCTTCTACGGTTGTTTCTCCGTTCATTAAGAAACAGTCATTGTATTCTGTAGCAGTAGTTGGTACAATTCTTACGGAGCGTATACCTGTGCCTTTTACCGTAACTCCTACAGGAACTTCTAACGGAAATGCCTCTTCGTAAACTCCGGGATAAAGATATATGGTTGTTCCGGCAGGGGCTATGCTCAAGGCATATTTTAAAGTTCTTAAAGAATCGTTTGGATGTTCGCCTTCATGTGTATCGTTGCCGTTAACTGCTGACACATAAAGCATATTTCCGGGAAGTGCTGAAATATTAACACCGTCAATAATTAAATTCTGAGAAGTAATTATATCAGCGTATAAATTTCTAGTCCAAACATCGTACCAGCGTTTGCCGCCTGTAATCGGGTTTGATCCTATATTGTATGCTTCGTTAGCATCAGGAATTATGTTACTGTTAATTTCTGCGTTGAAAGTAATAGTATCAGTAGTAGCATCTCCTAATACAATATTACCGTCTGCGGTAATTGCTCCATCAACTTGTAGATCTCCAGCAACCTGTACTCCAGACTTGATGTCTATTATACCAGTACCACTTGGGCGTATTTCTAAATTAGCATTAGATTCATTAGTAGCTATGATATTATTAAAAATATCTATTGAATCTATGGAAAACTTACTGGTTCTTAGAGCAGAACCTTCTGGCAGATTAAAAGTTAAATCGCCGTCGTATGTTATCGTGTTTGGTGAAAATAAGAAGTCTCCAATTTGTGCCGTAGAGCCTGTGACTTCTAAATTTGTTGTGCGGGTCGTGCCGTTTACTTGAAGTTCGTGACTAGGAGTAGCAGTCTTTATGCCGATTCGCCTATTGTTAACATCAAGATAAAGTAGGTCGGTCTCAAAGGCCAGATCCACACCTTGGCGTAGAAGGTTAGCCTTTAAGAGCGGACCGCTAATTCGACCAAGCTGGCTCATTCGCTCTCCTTTTCACCCCGTGTTTCACGGTTAACCACCTTACATTGCGGGTTTACCACAGTTTAACCATACAAGGATTGGTCGTCCTTGTAATCAATAGTATTTATCGTTTGGGTAGATTAACCAAGTAGGATGGCGTAGATCTCATTTAGCTCTTGTATTTCTGCTAAAGTAGCGTTTGTTGATGTACCTGCTAGAGTAGAGTAAGCAATACCGTTAAAAACTTCAGGGGCACTAAGATCGGTATTGAATCGAATATCACCAACTTCGGGCATTGCTGGTCGACTATCAGAATCGCCGGTGGGTATTACTAGTGCTGTGGTTGTGTTAAATTTAATGTATCCAGATCCGGTATTTTGTAAAACCATATTTTCTGTAGGATCTGTATTAGTTAATGTAGTACCGGTAAACAGAATATCACCCATAACAACATTTAGGGTATCTGGTATGAATTTTGAAATAGTGGTTGAGGTATGTAGATATAGATCAGTCGACGATGCTCTTTGATAAATGCCTTCAGTGTATGATAAAGAACTAGGATAGTCAATGACAAAAGTCATTGTTGTAACATCCCAGGCTGTGCCTAGAGTATAGTTTCTTATAAATGTGTTTGATCCGTTGCTTATAATGGCCCAAAATGCTGTTCCGTCATCGTTAAACGCTTGTCCTTTAGCATAATATCCTGTAGGAAGTGAGAAAGTATATGTGGTTGGCCCAGTCATGCCAACTATTGTCCAAGCTGTCGCACAGGTGTATACCTGAAATGATACTTGACTTACCGCAGTGTTCCGATTTATTTCATAAAATTTTGTTCCGTCAGCATTGAACCAAGGTTGAGATAACGCAATTATTCCGATATTTACTTTATTGATATGGCTAGCCGTTGTTATATCCCAAGGGGTTGATAAACTATATTCAAAAACAAAAACATTAAGATTAAGAAATCCACCACCATTGCCCATAACCCAAAATTTTGTGCCATCGTATTTAAAATAAGGCCCTGTATTGTTTAACGTTCCCATACCGCCAACGGTTATAGCATTTAGATCTTGAATTGAAAAGGTTGTATGATCTCCAATTGACGAAATATCCCATGGTGTTGATAAGGGATAAGAAACCACATTGCGATTGTTATAAGAAAATGCCACAGTTCCGTCAGGTTTAAAAAATATTCCTCTTAGAGTTCTTGCGGTAGCCGGAGCACTTAACATTTGTCCGGACGAGTCTATACTGTAGACTATATCCCCATTAATGCCGCCCGGTGTTAAATTTATGTCACTGTTGCTGATGCTAGAAATAGTGTTACCACTGAATAGCAACGACCCTGTTAATAGTGCTGTAAGATTAACTGTAGAACTGTTAATACTCATCCTAGAAACATTGTTTACTCTAAAATCTAAAACATCAGTATCTAATGCTCTTACAGAAGTAGCACGATTTCTAGAAAAAATACCCCCGTAAGTTATAGCACCGTTGTTAGTCCAACCTTCAAATCTAGATACAGAGGTATTAAATCTTAATTCTCCTGTTAGACCGGTTAATTTATTGAGACTGGTCCCTGTAGGTAATTTAACAGCATCGGTCTTATCAAAGTCTACTATTCTGCCAGTAAACGGAACCACATTCAAATTAGCATTAGTATCTACCGTAGATATGATATTGTTTAAGATACTGGTTTTTTCTAATATAACTCTACCAGTGCCTGACCCTAATAGATGTAAATTACTGTTTGATAGTGTGGTCTCTATAAAATTATCTTTGATACGGATGTCGTCGTTAAACAATGTATCTGTGAGTATAGTTGTACCCGTAATGTTCCTAGAAAATATATCGCCAGCAACTGACAAATTCTGACTCAGTAAAGCAGAATCATTTAGCAAGATTTTAGCAGAGCCTTGGGCTCTAAGATCAATATTGCTGTTTGAGGTAGTAGTGGCAATTCTAAAATCAATAAAGTTATAATCTTCAAATAGAGCTTGACCGTTGGTTGTTAAATTACCGGTTAGATTATATTCCCCTGCTAGATTATATGCTCCAGTATGTTGTTTTGTTCCGGTTAATCCAAATATGCCATCAATAGCCGTAGCTGTAAAAGTAGAATTGCCAGTTAAGTTTAATTGTCCTGTAGCAATTTCTAGTGTAGGTTGTACAGTCACTCTTCCGGTACCGTGTGCAGCTAACTCTAGATCTGTGTTTGAAGTAATTGTTTCTATGTAATTGTTTTGGATTCTGATCTGATCAGTTTCATAGATATCGCTGGCTACGTCATTAGGGAATGTTATGTTCTGTACAGCTATGTAAGCGTCATTTACAGTGAGATCATTTTCTATAACTACATTAGCATTCGGTATTACAATATTGCCGATCCCGCCCGATGCTATTAATTCTAAATCTGAATTTGAACTAGTAGTAGCAACCGTATTTCCAGATATAATTACATCGCCGTTGGTAAACTGATCTGCTATCAAATCCCCTGTAATACTCACATCGCCAGTCTGGATAATGTTTCCAGTTTGGTTTAACTGTCCTACTAATACTAGATCTGTTATCTGAGTATTCAGTAATGTCGATGTTCCAGAAATGGTAAGGTTATTGTCAATTTCAAAATTGTCAGTGATATTAACTTGACCAGTACCGTTAGCACGTAATTCAAGATCAGCGTTAGATACTGTGGTTGTAATAAAATTTTCTTGTACAAGAATATCATCGACAAAAATTGATAATCCTGTCGCCTGCGTTCTAACAGTTAGATCATCAGAAATTAACTCGCCTTGTATTTCTAAATTGTTTTCAATTATTAGGTCGTCATTGAATACGACAAGTCTAGCTGGTTGTGCCAATAATTCAATATTTGTGTTAGATGATAATCTATTTCCTTCTATTCTTAGATTTTGATATTGGCCGGTTCCTGATACTGATAAAAATCCCTGTATTGTAGTAGCACCCGTAATATCAGCATTGCCTATTCTTACTAGATCGTTAGTGTGTGTTACCGTAGCTGATATGTTTAAATCTAATAAGTTGCTAGATCCCAAAACTGAAAGATATGTATCAGCAATTAAATCAGTGTCTACTATGTTTAATAATCCAACAGGGTCTAATACTAAATTAGTGTTTAAATTATTAGATTCTATCGCATTACCTGTGACGGTAACACCGTTTAAAATCATAGCAGACGATGTTACTTGATATGCTATAGATGCTAGATTAGTTGAAATTGTATTTTGTACTGATACATTATTGTCTACAAGAACATTTTCCTGTAACAAAACTTTTCCCAAACCTGCTGCTTGTAATAATAAATCATTATTAGCTAGTGTGGTTGATATTACGTTGCCTTGAATAGAGATATCTTCAAATTCTATGTAATTAACATTTAAATTATTAGATATAGCAAGATTGCCAGTAATTGCAGCGTTGCCGGATAATATGATCTCGCTAGTGCTGTTTATAGAATCAACTGTAATTGATTTTAAATTTGTTGTTCCGTTTACGGTTAAATCTTGATCTATTAGTAGACTATCAGTTTTTACTTTTCCTGTGCCGTCGGCATTTACTATTAAATCTTGTGCGGGTGTTTCTATTACGTTTCCGTATATTTTAACTCCCGCATCAAAAATATCTGATGTTATCTGAGAGAGTTGTACGTTAGACGAATTAATATTGTTGTATATTAAATTTTGATCTATTTGTACATCGTTAATAGGCACATAGATATTTCCAGTGCCGTTAGCACGTAATTCAAGATCTGAATTTGATTGTGCTGTAGATATTACATTACTATCAACAGATATGTCGCCAAAACTTAAACTAGGAACTGATAATGCGAGGTTGTTAGATAACTGATAATCGCCACTCACTGTTGTATTGCCTGTGAGTATTTGATTTCCAGTTTGTGTAAATGCTCCTAAGATATTTGTATCTTTGAGATTTAAAATATTAACAGCATCAAACCCTGTCTCTACTTGTAATGCGTCAAAGATAACTTTTCCTGTGCCTGCGGCATATAATTCTAAATCACTGTTACTAGATTTAGTATAAATTTTATTGTCGTCAAATACAATCTCACCAAAATCGGCTTTACCTAACCAGATAGAATTCCAAGTTAGTACTGACGAGCCTAATGAAGAAACATTAGGATATTTAGGAATAATATCACTATCAACCTCGCTGGCAAATGTTACAGTATCTATAGCACCAGCATTACCAATGTTGATAGTACCATCTATGCTAAGATTTCCTGTTAGATCTAGGTTACCTGCGATATTACTAGTTTGTAGTGTTTGCGGAGCTACCGCAGATTTAATGTTTAAGTCGCCTGTAGCAGTTGATAATAAATTACCCTGAAATATAACGTCACCGGTTTCAATTTTTTCAGCATTTAAAATTGTTATATCGGTGCCATCTGAGAAAATAATTTCATTAATACCGCTGACACTTTGTCCAATACCATTAAATGTTACAAGTCCGGTTTCTTGGTCTACAAAAAATGCTTCGCCTACACGGAAATTGCCATTATGGTCATCACTTTGCCAGTATATTCTAGCATTGTTTAGGGTAACAGTTTCATTGACTTGTATAACTGTAGTAGGATCATTTGTGACATTAGTACCTGTGCCAATGTAGGCAAAGTTATGATTAATCAGATACATCAATACACTGTCGCCGTCGCCCTCGGCACCAACGTTGCCATACACATTAGCAGAGCCAATACTCCTTAATTCTGCTCCATAGATTGTAGTAGATCCGTCTGAGCTTAATCTTCCTAGACTACCGTTAGTAGCATACAGACCTTTACTGGCAAAATATGTAAATGAATTTAACCACTCGACTCTAACACCGTTAGTCATGTATAGTCCAACAGAGTTAGGAACTATAAATGTCACAGAATGGAATAACATGCTGGCTGTTATTGACTGCGGCACTACAGCACTACCATCAACTAAAGCACCTCTACCAGCGGGTGCTGCGGCAGATCCTGTAGGAGATGAAAATATCGGAATACCAACACCGCCAACTAGTGATGTAGTTACATAAATTCTCCACTGATTAGTATTAATTGGGTCTTCAATTATATAATCAACAATGTATATTGTGCCTGCTACATTAATAGTCCACCCTGCTTCTACAGTAGTTTCAAAGTTAGCCGGTAAATTAGTTTTGAAATATGCTACCCATTTTTCACCAACTGAACTTCCTGAGGTATCCCAAATATCGTTTGTAATGATCTGTGTTGTTCCAACATCTGGATAGAAGCTAATAGGTTTAAGCTGACCGGCTGGATTAAAAGTTGTATCAACGGTCATTCTCCACTCTGTTGGAGATAAAGGTTCGGTGGCAATTGATATAACTGTGTAGAATAGAGGAGGATTAGGATACCTATCAATAACTGCGGTTTGACCTACTAGCGAATCTACAAGAGCTTGGCTGTAAAATGTTTTAGATAAAGTTACACTATCACTAGTCAATGACACGCCAGTGGGTGCTGGGCCAACTGTGATATTAGTAGGTGTTAATGTTCCGGTAACTTCTTGTGTTATAACAGTTACGTTTTGTACATATGGCGATCTTTCAGAAGCATCATATCCATCAGCAAATCTAAAACCGTACCCTTCGTTGGTTGTTTCGTTATAAAAGAAATCTCTTACTGTGAGATTTGAAACAGTTGATCCAGCATTAAGTAAAAAACAATCTTTAAACTCACTGCTAGAGTCTGGTTCAACAATTACAGTTCTAATGTCTGTACCGTTGACTGTAACACCGGCTGGCACTTCTAACGGAAATGTTTCTTGATATACTCCTGGATAGATAGTAACCGTGTCACCGTTGGTGGCAAAACTTAAAGCATGTTTGATAGTTCTAAATCCGCCGAGCTGATGAGTACCGTCATTCCATATACCACTGTCTTCACCTAATGTACTAACGTAATATGAATTTCCCGGTCTAAGAGCTACGTTAGGATTAATATTGCTCTTTAATGTTAACCCGTCATTTCCTTCTATGTTTCCCGCAATCGTAGCATTTCCGTCAAGTAATACTATACCTGTACCGTGAGGCGATAGCTCTATATTTTCATTGCTAATAACGCCTTGAATATAGTTGTCATTGAAAATTAAACTGGGAGTTTCTAAAATGTCAGCAAACAAAGTGCCTGTGGCATTTATAGTTACATTGCCGGTATAGCTGGTTATAGTTCCAGTATCTCCGTCAAGGTAGAGATTAGTTAACTGTGCATCATTATCAACTATTAACCCTACAGTGGATATAGTTCCGTCAACTGTAAGTTCTCTAGGCATAGCATTGGTATTGATACCAAGCCTGCGTGAATTTACATCGAGATAGAGATTGTTATCTCCAAACTGATTTTCAAAGACAAGGTCCACTCCCAACCGTTCAAGGTTGGCCTTAAGCATTGGACCGGAAATTCTACCTAGATCTGCCAAAATACGCCCCTTATTTGATATTTATCGGAGCGATTGAGTGATTATTGATCGTACCCGAAATAAACAATAACTGGTTTTGTGTCAGGTACTGCTGAAAGAAATTTAATATGCCAACCTGGTTTAGCAATCTTTACATTGTATGTACTAGGCCCAGTTTCGCCCGTAACTGTAACGGTTGGAGTGCTAGCACCTGTGTAACCAGTTCCCGGATTTGTAATATTAATTTCTGTAATAGCACCAGTGCCGTCTGTAGTTCCTAACCCTGTTGCTGTTACACCCGTTACATCCGGAGCACTAAAAACTACAGGAATAGTTGTACTGCTTGGAGTTAAGCCTGTGCCGCCCGTAACTACTTCTACACCAACAACAATTCCGTCTGATTCTATTAAATCGAAGTTTGTACCCGAAACCTGAAATACGTTTTCTACAATGACTATCATGTTGTCAACGTAATCTAAAGGGTCGTGTCCTTGTTCTAACCCTGGAACATAGTCTAAAGGATCTCCGCTAATAGGAAACCATTTGCTGATATCTTCATTAGGTTGTAAAACTGCATCCCAGTTGCCTACTCCAAGTTCTTCTTTACGCACCCGGGCTGGTCCTGACATTCTTAATGGATACCACTGTCCTTCGTAATACATTTCAAATCCTACTGGTCTAGTAGGATCCCAATAAACAGCAGTATCAGCGATCTCGTGGCCGCTGTTGGCATCTGTGTTATAGCGTATCATACCTTCTGTGGGGTAGTACGGTCTAAATATCTGTTCTCCAGTGGGCATTTTGATACTGCTTTTAGATTCAATATTAACTTGGTTGGTAGGATATTGAATGATAAAAGTTTTATCATTTGGAGTATACTTAGAAAGATTTTGACTTTTAAGATATTTCATACAGGTAGTACACTCACCGTAGCAACAACTTTGCTGTTTTCAGAAGCACGGGCACGTATACTGTCGCCGGCACCTAACACAACTCTTTCAGTATCAAAGAATACTGTTTCCCCTGCTGGGATTCTTAAAGATTTAATAATAGCATTTACCAACGGATCGGCAGCAGCTCCGGACTTTACAAGATACACATCAATATTAGTATCTCCTCCTGCGGCACCGGTACTTAATGCTAGGGTCGAGTCGTCTGGATCAGCAACGTTACAGAATATCATAGTTGTTACAGCACTTTGAGAATTTAAATCTCCTGGGGTGCCCGGTGCTGTAAAAATTGTTTCAATGTCAACTGTTAATAATTTATTTTCTATCATGTTTGATCCTTAAAAAAGCATACTCATTACAAGAGCTTTTTGTTTACTTATTAGTTCATTTTTAACAGGGTATGTTAAAAGATTAGCAGGAGTGTTTTCTGCCGCTGGGTTATTAGTTACCCATTGATCCCAACTTAGACTTTGTTTTAGATTATTAAAATATAGTCCAGTGCCACCGGGCGTTGGTCTTACTAATACATCGTCGTTGGGATTTCCGTATACTACTGTTGATCCTGCTACATAATTTAAAGCTACTGTAGGTGTAGCCTGTGCTTCAAACTGAATACCTCTGTTAATTTCAACTTTACCACTGCCTAATGTTGTAAGTTTAATATTAGTGTCAGTAATTATGTTAGCAATTTCATTATCTTCAATTTCAAAATCTTGTATCTTAACTCTATTTTCGTAGAACGTTGAAGATAAAACACCGTCTACCACAACACGAACTTGACTTTCTGTCAGTGATGGGTTAGCACCAGCACTAAATGTAATTAACGGAACATAATCGTACTCACCAGGATCATTGACTGTAATAGATGATATGGCTCTGTAACTGGGCGAAAACACATCTAAGTCTACTGCGGCTATTGCTGAAGCAGTAAGTACGCCTGCTCCTAGGTCAGTTCCTGGTTGAAAATTAACTGTAACTGTTTCGTAATCGTTACCAGAATTAGTAATTTCAACTTCTTCTACACCCCATACTACATCAAACTTAGCTCCAAACCCTAAACCGTTGGTACTAGTTGATATGTTATAGATAGATGGCGGGATTCCAGCAAACAGTCCGCCATCTATAACGGTAAACGTTAATATTCCGCCGCTAACATCAACAGAATCAACACGGATTTTTCCGTCTCTACGAGTCGATCCGCCTACTAATAATAATTCATCATTAACTGAGTAATTAGCACCCGGTACTGTTATTTGTGCTAATTGAATAGACATTATAGAGATAGCACTAGCACCACCGTCAATGTCTTGAACTATTACATAAGTATCATCTCTTTTAATTTCGTTGTCTGGCTGTCTATTTAAAATAGCTACATCAACGTATTTCTTATTAGGTACATCATCGTCTTGCGTAACTTGATTTTCGTAGTTAGTTGTTCCAGCAACAGAAATTACGCCTAATCCAGAACCAATAACAGTAAGATCGCCATTGTCTATAAAAGGATTAGTTAAAATTCTTCTTACTTTTAAATTACTATCAGTGTACGATGATAGGCCTCCAGCAACAGTTACAATTTCCCAAGTACCTGCCGCCTCATCATACCAAAATGTTGGAAACGGGTTTCTAGTAGAATCGTCGCTGAAACCTCGATCAATTTGTATACCGGCATAACCTTCAGTAACACCATCACCCGTTTCACCTTTGTTTAAGGTGATGATGTTATCTTCAATATCTAAATTTGTCACATTTACAGTTACATAGTCGCCTTCAACTCGTAAATTTCCAGTGACTAAGACTTCATTGGTGTCAAGAGTTATCCTGCCATCAATCTGCGTTTTTATTTTATAATCGCAATTAGTCTGTAAAACCTGTGCCATGACGTATCCTAGATTAGATAGCGGTTAGTTGGATATAATCGCTAGTAGAATCGTTAACTAAAATCCAAGTATAACGATTATTACTAAAATCAGTAGCTACACGTTTTGTGATCTTAGCAATTGGAGTTGGAGCAGCAGCGTTACCGCCAATGTATCCGTTTAATCTCATCTCGCCATTACTGTCAGGAATAGCAGACTGTAGTACGCATGGTCCTAAAATAGTGCCAGCTTGATTTTTTAGAACAAAAGTTTTAGCACCGCGTTGTTTGTAAATGTATGCGTAATTTGTTGAAGCATTGTACGTAGCATCAGTGTAAGCTGTGCCGCCTGCGTAGGCTTCAACTCTTACACCTGTGTTAGTAGTTGCTGGGGTACCGATGGCGTCTGTGCCAAGTACATCTTTTCTTAATGGACGTCCCATTTGTTTCTCCTTAATTTGACGTTCTAGGTCTACGCTGCGGGTTACAGCATAAGTTACTCTGCGAGTACGCTCTAGATACTTTATTTATCCGCGGCTGAGTAAGGACATGAGTTCCATTTTTTCAGCTATAGCAATAATTCTATTAATTTCATCTAGTTCTTTCTGTGCTATTTCTAGATATTTTTTGCTTTTTGTTTGTCTATAATGAACACCAGCAATTGAAAAATTTTGTATATGCCGCTCTATTATATTTTCAATTTGATTAACATCATGATTAAACATAGAAAACTTTTTTCGCCAAATCTCTATTTGACGTCTAAGTTCTGGAAAATCTTGATCTGACTCAACCTTCATGACGATATTTAAGTCAAACAAAAAGGCTCCGAAGAGCCTTTTTGAAACATATAAAATGTTTTTACTAGATTAGCTAAATTTAACGCTAGCGTAGTTGGTAGAAATATCAACTTTACCTAGGTAATCAGCTGCGTTACCTAGAGAAGAAGCTGCATTTGTTAACTCAACATAACCATAACGTGTCATGAAGCTTACGACTGGTTCAAATGTTGCTGGATCAAGTACAACACCGCTTGACATCAATGGGATGTATGGGCAGTAGAATGCTGGAGCATCAGATTCGCTAGAACCTTTGTATCCGATCAACACATCTGTGTTGTCAGTTGCGTATGCGTCAACATACACTTTCATAGCACTGTTCAATGTACCAACAAACTTGGTGTTTGTAGGTGCTTCGAATGTACCTTCTGTTGTTCTTGCGAACGCAGAAGTTGTAGCACTTTGAAGAATTGTTAGTGCAAATGGGCTAACAACTGCGTAGTTACCAGCACCACGACGTGTACGCTGAGCGATCAAGTTAGCAACACGGTTGATTTGAACAGCTAAAGCAGCGTGTTCGTCACCAACGAATGTAGCAGTACCTGAAACGGCAGCTTGGTTATAAGTCTCAACTGCTGTACCAGCTAAGGTACGTAGTGAGCCAAGAACCTCTTGGTCAATTTCAGCTGTAATTTCTTGAGCTAAAGCAGCCATAATTTCTGCTTCGATGTCAATGCCTTGTTGGGCTTGTGCATCTTGAGCAGCTTCAAACGTCCAGCGAGCAGACAATTTACGTGTCTTAGCTTCAACTGTTTGTTTCAAGATTTGGATGCTCATCTTACGACCAGCCACACCTTCTAGGCTAGCAGTAGAAGCAGCTTTACCAGCAGGATCAGTACCAGTACCGGAGTAGCTAGTAGCGATCTTGAATGGGCTTAGAGCCTCTTCACCAGCTGATACGTTATCGTTAGCATCGCTGTAACGAACACGTAGAGTGTGAATTTGACCAACTGGACCAGTCATTGGTTGTACACCAACGAGTTCATTAGCGATGACTGTAGGCATCACACGTCTGATCACTGGAAGGATCACACGATTTAGGGTTGCAACGTTACCGGCAGAAGTAGCACCAGCAGTGGCACTCTCCGACAAATACTTGCGGGTATTTTCAAGAGTAGTGGCCATTACTGAACGACGAGTTCCTTGTAGGCCTTCTAGAAGTGCCTCTTTGGTTTCCTGCCAGCGTGACTCGAGTAGTTCTGACATATTAGTTCTCCTTAAACTTTAAGTCCCGCGAGCTTGCGGATATGTATAATATCAGCAGTATTTTCCTGACTGCTGATTTGAGTTGCCTCTTTATTGCCTGTCACTTCCTTGCCTTCTGTTAGTGCCTTCTTTTTAGGAGCCTCGCCGGCCATAACGGCTGGGAGATATTTGTCAAATGCCGTATTCAACTTTTCAGTCTGTACAGACTCAAGAAGTTGACTCATAACTGTTTTCTTATCTCCAGTTAACGGATTTAACAATTCGCTCATGATCTTTTCACGCTGAGCCATGCCTTTTACAACACGGATTTCGCGATCCTTAGATTCTACGATCTGTTCCTTTTCTTGAATTGCCTTAACGGCTTCTTCAAGTTCTGCTTCTTTTTGCTCAACTACTTTTAATAGTTTAGCAGTTTCGCTTTTCTCATTGAGATGGCTCGAAGCATATTCGCTTGCGAAGCTTTCAAAAATTCTGCGACCAAAATCATTCTTACGAGCAGCTTCGATGTCTTCTTTAAGTTGTGTCATTTCTGCTGTTAACTTAGTGATAACAACGTTCTCGACTAGCTTAGAAGCCTTAGCAATAAATTCTGTTTTGACAGCATTGAATTTTTCTTTGCTCTCACGTACAAGTTTAACCTTGGTATCAACAAGGTCTTTCTTATCAGTGTGGAACTCAGAAATTTCTTTAGCTAGAGCATTTACAATGAAACTCTCTAATTTAGAAACATTCTCTGCTACAGATTTACGATCTTCGTGTAGTTCTTTTAATTCTGCCGCTAATTGACGTAGAACAAATTCCTTCATTTTCTCGGAATCGTCTTTCATCTTTTTAGCATATTTGGTTTTAGCTTCGATAAGTTGATTACGATCTTCGGCAAGCTCAGCAAGCTCAGCTTGTAGACGATCACCAACCATTTTATCAACGGCTTCTACCATGGCAGTTTTATCATGTTCGTATTTTTCTGCGAATTCTTCACGAAGTTCTGCTGTCATTTGATCACGGGTTTCTTGAATTCTGCTGTTCCAAGCGGATTCAATTTCCGATTTGATTTCTTCGGAAATCACATTGTTTTCAAATAATTGCTTAACGATGTCTAGCATGTGATTCTCCTACTGTTATTTGAGTCCTGAAATAATCTTTTTCAGGCTCTCTGCTATGTATTGCTGTGCCTTTGGATCGCCTTGTACTTCCCTTGCTATTTTAAATGCCTTGTAACCACCTGCTTGATTCATCAAGTGTTCATAAACTGGTGTTGGATAAGCACCAGGAGCTGAAGGTTGAGCAACAACGTCAACGGTAATAATTTCAAAACCTTTGACTTTGCCGTCTCCATCAACATCACCGGAACCCCTCGAACTTACGCCTAATTTTACTCCGCTCTCCAACATGGTTTGAATTAATTGTCCCATAGGAGTAGGAAGTAGTTTTAATTTTCCGTAACCATTTGGACCGTCCATCCACATTTTTGTAATCATGTGACTGACACGGTCTAGGTTGATACGTAGGTCTTCGGGGTGATCTACTTCTCCGAGAACTGAATAACCGCCCGCAATTTGATCATTGACAGTTTTGACAGCCCTAGCGATTTCAGAGGAGGGGTAAACTCTCTGATTTTGGTTTCTAATATCGCCTTGGATACAGATACCATTCAGATGTAGAGTTTTACCGCCCTTATCATCTTCGGTACTTTCAAGGACCAGCTGTGCTTGGTCGAAACTCAGATTTTCTCTTAGATAGTTTTTCACCTAGATCGTTCCGATTATCTGCTACCGCGGATGATTGATGTAGCATCTACACCACTTTCAGCAGTACCTTTCTTTTCAGCTCCATGTCCTTGGCTATTCTTGCTATAGAATGCTTTGGCGTTGGTGCCTCCAACTACGTTAACATTACCGGTATTCATATCTTGTGGCTTTTGCTTTGTTAGGCCGTTACCCTTAATGGTACCGCCAGCTCCAGCGTAAGATGGGCTATCTTCTTTGCTAGAAAGAATGTTAGCAGTTGTACCGCCCATGTCGTTTTTACCTGCTACTGATGACTTTGTATTGTCAGCTTTTTCAGCAGCACCTTTCTTTTCAGCACCGTGACCTGCTGGAACTTTCTCAACATATTCACGTACTGTTTCTAGATCAAATTCATCTTTCATCATGCCTGGCATGTTGTCCATGTCCATGTCGCTTGGACCGCCCATGTTATCAGCATCTGGCTCAGCATGGTCACCGCCGGCATATTTTGCGAAAGCAGCTTCTAGTTCGTCAACGATGTCTTTTAGATCGCCTTTAGTAGCTGGCTCATCGTCCTCGCCTTCTTCTTCACCTTCTTCGCCACCAAACTCTTCTTCGTCTTCTTCACCTTCACCCGGTGCTGCGATGTCTGTTTCGAGGTCGCCAGTTTCATCATCGCCTTCTGCGGTGATGTCTTCAAAATTTTCGTCTAGATCGTCTTCGTTTGTTTCGTCTAGATCTTCGTCTGCTGTTTCGTCTAGATCTTCATCTTTGACTTCTTCGTCGATTTCAGAATCGATAAGATTTTCATAAATTTCACGGGATTTACCAACTACGTACTCGTGAAACATTTCTTCTGCTTTTTGTTGTTCGTTGTTCAGCAAGTGTTCTAACACTGCTGCGATTTGATTTTTATCTGCCATGATTTTTCCTCCAAAATGGTTAGGCTGTCAAGTTATATTTAACTATTAATATAAAGATCGGGATTAAATGGTACTTTTTTGATGAATTTTGATCATTTAAATATCGCCTTATGTAGATCTTTTTTCAATTCATCATAAGTTACGTGACTGAAATTTTCTGTTATACCTGCTAGTATAGGAGGTATAAAATCTTTTTTATCTTCTACTATTCGATAGTATTTAATTTTTCTAAACTCTCTTATGACTTTTTCGGTCTGATTTACCCAATTTCCAAAATAAGTTGCTGGTTCGTAGCTGCGTCTATAGTTAGGAGTGTCGGCATATACATTGTTTAATTTGCCTTCAGATCCTTGGAAATCAAAACCAGAAATATAAATTTCATCATAGCCATGTGTACTAGCTAACCACAATGCTGTAGGTCCAGAACTCCATCCTTTGTGCGGATTAAAGAACTGAAATCCTTCTAATTTTAATACATTTTTGTTAGGGTTAGTCCACACCTGTTTGCCAAATTGCCAACGAGAATTGGCAATTTCTCTTACCATTTTCTCATCTACTGCTATAAGAAAATCCGGCTCATACTCTCTATAAAGAGCGTTACACCCGTAGATTTTTCCGTATTTTTTTAGTTCTGGAAGGTTGAGTCGCAGCCTACTACGGCCGTTGCCTAGCACAAATGCGACACGTTTAGGCTGGTTGTTCTTCTGCGTTTGGTGGCTGTCCATACATCTGCTGTATAAATTCTAGTTCCGCAGCCTGCTCAAACTCATGTGCTTCACTTTGTTTTCTTAATTGATTAATTTGTCGTAGAGTAAGAGACATTTTTCGTGTGTCATCTTTGTCAAGGACAGACTTGTCACGCTGATTTTCGTAGCGTTTGTCGTCTACGTACTCAGCTTGTTTATCGTTAAAATAGAAAAATTCTAGAAGCTTCATTCTAATATTTATTAGATTGCCGTCGGAGTTGTCGGCGTTGCTGCAGCTGTGTCCCCACCTTCTGGGGCTGGATTTTCAGCTTGAGCGGCTAAATCATCTGGTGCTTCTTGATCTTGTGCCTCCATATCTGCTGATATTCCACCGGGTGTTACACCTACTGATCTCATTTCGCTTGCTGCATTCATTGCGGCTGATACCAGCGTTCCGTTTTCTTCTTTCCACATACGCTCGTTTTCTGTAATTTCTTCTTGACTTAATCCTAAGAAGCGTTTTAGAGCAAAGCGTTTACTCATAAAAGGAACTTCCTGTAGTGCTGCGAATGTCTGTACTCGAGCATTATCAAGTTCACTCTGACGATAGGCCGCAAAGTTTTGCGGAGGATTAAACTTTAATTCAAATAAACTGTTGTCAATATTAATGCCAGTATCGATCAACCATGTTTTAAATTCTAAATCGAATTCTTCAATTAAATTTGTCTGTAAACGTTTACAGTATTCATTAAAACGTAGCTCTTGGATGTAGGCTGTGCCTACTTTTCCGTCTGTGAATGCTGCTTGGCTATCGTCAGGCATTGTAGGAAGATAGCTGCTAGGAATACGTAACGCACGGAATAATTTATTAGTGAAATAACGTAAGTCGTCGATTTCACCTAGGTTAGTACCGCCTGGTAAAGTGTCGACTTTTGATCCGCGGCCTTCTGCTGTCTGCGGGAAAAAGTAATCTTCTGATATGCTTAATGGATTATAACTAGCATCGATCATATTAGCACCGCCGCCAGACTGACTAGGTATGCGTCTTTGATTAATTTCGTTTTTAACACGTTCTACAAAGCTCATAGCCATGTGTGCTGGCATGTTACCAACGTCAATATAGAACACTCTGCGTTCTGGAGCACGTTGTACACGATAGATAATAATAGCGTCTTCAAGCAGTTCTTTCTGCTTGTAGACTTTGAATACTGATTCTAATAATGAATTGCCGAACGGATAGTTATTGTCTAACCCTTCTGACAAACTCAAATGTACAATATGTTTAGCATCAATGGCTAGTTCTTCTTGAGTAGTACTAAACCTAGTACCTGTCTGTGTAGGTGCTGTGCCTACCATACCTCGCCCAAAAGATCCGCCACTGACATATGAAGCAGAACCTGCTGGAGTTTTATTTGTATTATTCAGTAATGAAGTTGCTACTAGATTTCTAAAATTGAAATTCATATCACGAACTACATACTGCTCGGGCTTTTTACCTTCAGATTCGTTGACTATAATTTTTACTAGTTTAGCAGGATCGACATAATGAAGTTTTTGTGTTTCTGGATCTCTAATAAAAAACGAATCGCCGTATTTGAAAACGTTACGCACAATGCGGAACATACGTGTTTCAAATTGTTGGAACTTATGCCACTTCTGTAATCCATCTTTAAGGATTTTAACTTCTGTAGCTGTTGGTTGTCCTTTGAAATTAATTTGGAAAGCTGTGTTGTTTTCTCTGTTAGTTTGTGTACAGAATTCTGCTAGGATGTCTAGGGCAGCATTAACTTCTGAATCCATGTCCATAGTTTCATACTGCATGTATCGTTCTACACGATTTGGAGTACCAGCATATACATCAGGTAAAAAACTAGAATAGTTTGAGCGTGCCGGGCCTGGTCTAGAACCATTCCCTAATGGGCTCATGGATCCTGCTTGTTTAGCTACAGGTACAGGCGTAAAATATTTTTTCCAACTCAATTTATTCTCCAGTGCTTGACCTTAGGTCATAGCTAACAGTTTAGAACGCTCTAATCCAACATCTTGTTTTGCTACATCAATCATGCGATTAATATTACTATTTAAACGTTTTACTACATCTCTCATCGAGATCTGAGCACTTGTATTGATCACATTTTGAAGTTGTCCTGGTGATACTACTGCTTCTTTTCCGTGAAGCGTGGCCATTGTACCGCGTTTAAAGTTTCCAAACAATCCTCCAAGGGTTCCAAGAGTACCAGTATTCATACCCATATAAGTTGAAGGATATTCTTTGCGTAACCTTTCTACTTCATCAGCATACTCTTTTCTCTCCATAATCCTTTGAATTTTAGGGAGATTTCTATTTTTTGTTTGGGCAAACAAAGCAGGATCAAACATTACTTGTCTTAAAGGATTTAGGTTTGTGCCTATTCCACGGATGCCTTTGTTTAAAAGATTAGCCACTGCTTCTCTTTGTAACAGCGTTAACCCTCCAAATTGATCTCTATCGTCTGGCATCGAAGCACCTGCCTGTGCTTTACGTTCTCTAAGTGCTAGAATTGCTGCGGTAAGAGCAGCATCTGTAACTCGACTGCCGCTGCCTCCTTCATAAGTGCTGTCGTAAGATCTAAAACGTCCATCTGAGCCTCTTAATAAATCTCTAATATAATATGTTTTGCCATCTATAACAACTTTTTCATCTTCTGGACTTACCGGCATCCTTCTTTCTTCTTTAGGCAAAATTAACTGGTCTCTATTTTCTCTGGCAAATCTAAGCCTAGCTTCAGCTTCTGCCGCCATCCGATCAAGGTCTGGACCAATTCCTATTTTTGCTAACCACTTTGCTGCACCTTCAACATTAAATGTTGAATATATTGCTTTTCGCATGTACATATGAAAATATATAATGGCCGCTTCAAACATGCTTTCAAATATATTTTTCATGTATACAAGCGTGTCATCATCTGTGAGATTTGCAAAAAAGTTTTTTACATACGGTAACGCATCATTAGCTAATTGTATTAGATATTTGCTAAACGCTCTTAGTTGGTCGGGTATCATAGCTATTTTAAATTCTTTGGCTAGTTCTTTCATGATAGGAAAGAATCCTTTTAATAGTGCTCGATAGACACGATATACCGATCTTTGAAATTTTCTTAGAGTATCTGTAAACGCATCTGTTTTTCCTTGCTCTTTTTTAGCTGCTTCAACCATCTTAACAAATTGACCTTCCATGTCTTTGCTTAGACCGCCTTGTTTAATCATAAATTCCATTGCTGGTGTAAGAGCCTTAACTAGCTTTTTAGAACTTTCATTTCCCGATACTGAACCTTTTATTATACCTTCCAAATCTTTCATAGCTTCTTTAGAATTAGCTAATTGACTGCCTATGGTATTATTAACATAATCTTCAAATACTTTAGGACTAACACTGGTGTCTTTGGCCATTTTAATAATAGTATCCATAGACCTTTCAAAACTTGGCCCTAACGCATACTGTAATGCTATTACAGTATCATTGATAGATTGAACACCTAATTCTCTAGATTTAAATAATTCTGCTCCTTGAGCACCAAATACCATAGAAAAACTCTGTAAAGCTGTTTCCATCCTAGCCTGCTGAGCAGGTAATAATTTTCCAACTTTTAGTTTATATGATAGGTCTTGGTTAGCTGCCGCTGCGGCTTCTTGACGCTGCTCTTTACCCATGCCTGTTATTTTTTGAAAAGCATCTATTTGACTAGCGTATTGTAAAAATTCGTTGCTAGTGCTATTAAGATTGTTTTCTGTTACAGCTTTTCCTCTTCTAGTTGCAGCATAGAATTCTAATAGTAAATCATTTTGTTGATATGTGTTATATCCCCATCGATCTAATATATCTGACACTCGATCAGAATCCATAAACATAGCAGCAGATAATTTTCGTAAATTATCTATACCGGTAGTCATTGTACCTCCGCCTAACGATACTAACGTTTCTGCGTTACTTCCAACCAACGATACAAGCTCGTCAGTAGACAATCCCATATCTAAAGCAGTTTCTTTAAATTTAAAAATACTATAATTAAATGTTGCTCCGTGTTTGTTTGCTTCTCGCAGCCCGTCGTTCCAAGATTCTAAAGCCACTATAGTTTCTGTTACAATGCCGGCAAGATCACCTAAAGTGTCTCCCACAACTGGAAGTTTTTTAATTAAATCATCTTGTATAAATTTTCCGTAAGCACTGAGTTTATCTTCACCCCTAGCTATCATAGAGATAAAATTCTTACCAGCACTAACTGTATTTGATAGTCCGGCAGTTAATGTAGTAAAACTTTTTTTTAGTAATTTAAGTGATGTACCAGCAGCACCAGCTTCGTCAGATACGTCGTCGCCGCCTCTATTATTGTTAGAGTTATCTTTATAGTATCTAACAATTTCTTGAAGCGTGGTTTCGGACGCAGCGTTGTTAATTACTCCGCTACCTAATTTTGAACTAAAGTATTCTACAGTATTTTTAGCCATTATGCTATCGTCATTTGATTATTTTCTATGTAGGAAAGTTGAGATCTTGATAGATTAGTGCGTTCTCTCATTAACATTTCTAATCTTGCAAAATTTACATCTATAGATTCCAACAATTCTTTAGTGGCCATATTGCCAGCACCTGTCATAACATTATTCATTTGCTCAGGAGTCATAACAGCTTTTGTACCTTCTAACATAACATCTGTAGCTGATCCAAAATCTTTAAACAAACTACCATAAGTTCCTAAAGTTCCTGTACTCATACCTGGCTTTATTAACGATGTAGGATCAAATTTTACTCCGTTGCGTCTAGCTTCTAAATGTAAATGTCGACCTGTAGAAGTTCCTGCTCCCGGATCGCCCTTGCCGCCTCCTGATATTCCTATCTCTGTGCCAGCCGTTACTGTACCGCCATGTAGTTTTCTAGTAAATTGGTCTTGTGTGTCTGTTTGGTGTAAATGACCGTAAAGTAATTCAACACCGTCAGCACCTAAAATTTTTGCATAGTATCCGTAACCTGATTCATATCCGTATGAAACTTTTCCGTCTATGCCGGCTCTTATTTTTGCTTTATCTGCCTTTACATCCACACCCGGATGTACACTTTCACGCATCACGTTACCATCAGCATCGCGATATTGACGTATATTACCAAATTCGCTGTTTATTGCTAAAGATGATCCTTTTCCTACGGGATTAAAAATAGCTAGTTTATCTTTTAATTCAGCAACTATTTTATCTGAAGCAGCTACTACGCCCTGATCTTTTTTACCGGTTTCGGTTACTGAGCTTGCCCTACCACTCTTATTTGGTACTGCTGCCCCTCTTTCTGATTGTGGTGTATATCTTTCTGGTAACTTTGGACGAAGTATATTTTGTCTCTGTTCGTGATCTTCTAGGGCTTTTGCTAATGCGTTATCTCTATCTACAGCAAAATCGCCCATCCTATCTTTATCAAACATGGTTTTAGCATGGTACATAAAATTAATGCCCATACGTTCAAAGAAATATGTTACTTCGTTCCAAATAAAGTCTCTGCCGTTTTCATCTCCTAGATATTTGAAAAATGTTATCACATCAGGCAGATACTTTTCAACACTATCTTTGATCCAGTTACCAAACGCTTTTACTTTACCTGGTAAATCTTGTCTTTCTAAAACTTTTCCTAAATCATCCAACAATGGATATAAAAAATCCATTAGCTGAAATTTTAAATCCTGCATAGCCATTTCAAAGTCATTGAGGAACTTAGTAATTTCGTCTCTAGCTTTTTGTTCGTCTCTAGCTTTCTTAAACATGGCTCTAAGATCTTTTTCAGTTAACTTAGATACATCTCCGTATTTTACTAATTGATTTAGAATAGGATTTATAGCAGCGGTAAGAGATTTAGCATCACCGTAACTAGCACCGGCAGCAGCTAATAATCCTTCTAAACCGGATGTTGATTTAGCAGATTTTAGCATCACTGAAATAATATCATCTTCTATCCTACTAGACATTTTATCTATAGTAACATTAGTATCTAAAGCAGTGTTGATAGAATCTTTCATAGACCTAACTAATTGCGGTTGTAATACCATTAAGTTTCTAGCACCTTCATCGCCCGGCGGCATTTGAAGATACAATGATTTAAACAGTTCAGCACCAGACTGGCCATACATAGCGGTGTAATTGGCTAACGTGTTAAGTAACTTAGATCGTTCTTTTTCATCTAGTTTTTGTAAAGCCATTTTGAATACAACGTCTTTAGTTGCTACAGCCATTTCTTCTTCTAATTTTTTTACACTTTTTCCTGTTAATGAAGTCAATCTCATTATGTTGAGTTGAAACTTTTCATAACTGTCTGCAACATCGGCATCTGAACGTTTATCTCTAAGTAATCCCCCGCCCATAATATCAATGTAACTAATCAATCCTTCATTAACATTCCTAGCATTCATACCCATTTGTCTTAGAGTTTGTGTTGCTTTGCCGCCATCTCTATTCAACAATCTGGATATTTTACTAAATCTCTCAGCACCTTCAGTAACTGTTTTTCCTAGGTTCAGCATCACTGATGAGTTGCTAGAAATCATTTTCATATACGAATCAATATCCATAGCCGCATCCGTTGCTGCTTTTGAAGCTCTAAGGATACTGTTACCAAATGTTGCTCCAGTTTGAGTGCCTGTTTTTAAACTCTCATTCCAATCTTCAAACACTTCAATGCTGTCACTGATTATTCCACCTAGTCCACCTAACAGGCCTCCAACGATAGGCAATTTAGCAATAACTTGATCATTTAATGTTTTGGTATAAGAACTCATCTTGGTGTTGCCTGTTAGCAACATTGCTCCCATACTGCCCACGGCACCTATTACGTTGCCAATCTGATTACCTAGACCGTTGGCTAATTTTGACATTACATCTAGATTTTTAGCTGGATTTTTTGTCTTGCTCGATCCGCCACCGCCGCCACCACCTGGAGATTTAGATTCTGATTTAATTGCGGCCAGTAGTTCACGCATAGTAGCCTCGCTAGCTATGTTGTTTAATACTGTACCGTCTAGTTCTCCGCCTAGGATTTCTACTGTAGTTTTTGCCATTTGAGTGTCCGGAATTATAATACCAGAAAATCTGTGTATATAAATATCTTGCTACGTTTATTTATAGGTGGAAAAACATGCCAGATTTTGATCCAAGTAAGTTTCAGTCTCAACAAAATGCTGCTCCAGCAGTTAATCCTCTAGCGGCGTTTTTTAGACAACCAAAGATCTATGTTTCTCTGCCGTCAAAAGGTGAATTTTATCCGGAAGGGTCGTTAAAAAAGACCACTAACAACGAATATCCTGTGTTCGCCATGACGGCCAGAGATGAATTGTTATTTAAAACCCCAGACGCATTGATGAACGGGGTAGCAACTAGAGAAGTTATCAGTAGTTGCATCCCTAACATTTTAGATCCTTGGAAGATTCCAAGTCTTGATGTTGATGCGGTGTTATCAGCAATTAGGATTGCCACATATGGCGAGGAAATGGAAGTTTCTGTTAGATGCCCGCAATGTGAAAATCTTAATGACTCTATGGTTGATCTACGTGATGTGTTGGATAGATTAAACAAAATTAATTTTGATACCAAAGTTGAAATTGGTTCAGACATGATTGTGTATCTGCGTCCGATGACTTACGAAGAAATTACTAAAACTGCGTTGAAAGCGTTTGAGCATCAGCGAATTTTTCAAGTAATCAACGATGATACAATTGAAGAGCAGGAAAAATTAAAAATTTTCCAAGAAAGTTTTATTAAGTTAACCGATTTAACTATAGATACTGCTGTAAAGTGTATTACAAAGATTGAAAGTTCTGCTGGTATGACTGAAGATCCTGCTTTTATAAAAGAATTTTTACAAAAGACTGATAAGTCTGTGTTTGAACAGATTAACACCGCAGTGAGCAAAACTAGAGAAACTGGAAACCTTAGCAGCTTTCATAGTAAATGCCAAAAATGCGAACACGAATGGGACGTTGAGCTTACTATGGACCAATCGGATTTTTTCGGCAACGGCTTTCGACGTTAAGTATCCCCGAGGTATTAGCCGAGTCGAAAGCCCTTGATGAACAGGCAAAGCAGATCAAACTGGAAGCTATGCGTTCAGTTTGGTATATGCGTGGCGGATTGTCATTTGCCGAAGCCATGAACCTCAGCTGGGACGAAAGAGAGTTAGTCCTTGAGATAGTCAAGGACAACATGGATATTACTAAGAGTTCTGGACTACCGTTTTTTTAACCAGCACGTACAGCTTTTAATAACTGAAGTGCTTTAGCAGTCTGAGCAGGATCCATCTTAACCAATTCTCCAAAAGCATTAGACATTACATTCATTTGCTCTCTAGTTAATGGATTACCAGCCATATAGCTAGTAACTGATTTTCTTAATTGATTAGCATCGATACCAGGAAGCAATTCTGATAGTTTACCGTAGTTAAGGCTACCTTTGGTTTTAGTTGGTTCTTCACCGCCTGACATACCTTGTTTAACTCCACGAATAAACGATGATCCTACACCGCTGCCGCCAGCGTCATCTCCAGCGTCACCGCCTGATCGGCTAATGTCTTGAGCTGAAGCACCTTGCCCACCAATGACCGCATCAAGTTGTTGACCCATTTTGGCTTTAAGGATATCAGTAACTGCTGCTTTGATAATACTGTCTACTGTTGAATTCTTAAGTTCTACTTCGTCAATGATTGTTTCACTAACTGGGTTGTATCGTAATCCTGCTAATTGAGCAATGCGTGATAATTCACCAATGCTCTCAGCTGATTTGTTCTTTTTTCCTTTAGGAGGAACTTCATCGGCAGGTGCTTCAGGAGCACCTGGAGCTGCTGTATCAGCGGGAGTTTCTGGAGCACCTGGAGCTGCTGTATCAGCGGGAGTTTCTGGAGCACCTGGCTCAGCGGGTGTCTCAGGAGCAGCATCACTGCTTGGATCTGCTGGAACTTCTATCGTACCAGTAGGTTCAACTCTATCTGCCCCAAGTTCTTTGGCAATATCACCAGTTGCTGCACTACCCGATGCCATAGCTGCTTGTTTTAACGCAGCTTCGGCTCCTGCTGTAGGAAAACCGTTGGATTTTAAAAAGGCAATTAACGCATCCGAATTAGGTTTTTGATCTGTTTGACCTAGATAAAAGTCAAATTGTTTTCTGAGGCCATTAGCATACTTGGCCATGTCAAGAGCACCCTTAGCAGAACTACTTCCAAACTTAGAAGCAATACCTAGACCAGCCCTTTTTAACATACCTACAGGTGCTTCAGATACCTGTTGTTGTTGTTTTTGAGATAATATATCAGTGATTTTCATTTAAAAGTGTCCTAAGAACTTATAGAGTTATTTATATGTTTAGGAGTGAGCCAAGCTCACTCGTGTCTATCGCTAACGCTCAGACACATTTTTTTTAGAGTTAACTGCGAAGCAGTTTTAACTATTATCCAGATCGTTCAGTCACACTTAGCCCTTGCGGGCTAAAAGATGAACATTATCCGAGTCGAACATTGTCACACAGCAGTAGAGCATTACAGAGGCGGTCAGCCGGTACCTCGAGCTCCGTCTTATTCCTGACGGCGAACTATAATTTGCCTGCTATCGCATATTATAGTCGTGGGTTTTTCTCCCTCATTAGCCTTTTAAACTTGTCTTTTCGTACAGTAAACCGGTTATAGGCGTATCCGATCATCGTCCTGTTAAGGATAGTACTGTAGTTATCCTTCGCCAATTTAGGATCCTTACCGTGCGACATCACCACGGATTTTGGGCACCATATTAGTCACCGGTGCGGGTTTTTTTGGCGATTATTTTGCCTTTTTATGTTCTTCTAGACGCTGTCTAAGTATGTTTGATCCGCCAACTCTGACGTTTATAATGCCATTATAATAGTCATCTGTTTCTAAAACCCTGCGTTCAAACTGCTCTCTTGCCTCTAGATATGACATTTCTGCCTTAGATTTACAAAGATAAATGATTTCTCTGGTGAAGTTTTCCGGACCTAGTGCTTGGACATCTGCTTGTAGCCTATCAGAAGAACTCCAGTAGTCACGCCAATCGCTTTCTACTACAGATCTTCTTTTAAGTTTTTTGCCTTTGAGTGGTGGTTTTGTGCGTTTAAACTGTGTTAGTTTCTTGCCTATGTATTTTTGTCCGGTCTTAAGATTCGTGATTAGATAAACAAAGCCAATGTAGCCTTCTGGAATTTCATCTACAGGTTGATTTTGATATGTCCACAGCACTCACTTAGTTATTTTTGGGGGTCTGCCTAACATGCCTTTTCTGGCTCGCTTACGTGTTTGCCTTTTTTCTTGAATTTCTACTCGTCTTATACTTGCTTCGTTGCGTATTTCTGATAGCCAATACCGTGCCTTTATGCCTGCCTCGTCAGATCCTTTGTACTCAAAGCGGTCTTGCCACTTGAAGTACTCTTGGAATGCTTTAATCATACGATCGTGAGCATCTGTGCTCAAGCTACGATCTCCACATCATTTGAATAACTGGTAAAACCGTTTTCTTTTATTACTTTCAGCACATGATTTACCCTGCTGGTTAGATCATCCCTGTGCGATATTAAGAATACATTCTTGTTACGTTCACGGGTCATGCGTTTCAATACTGCAATAGAACTTTCAACACCGCTGGAATCCATGCCGCTATCAACTAGTTCGTCAATAAACAACAAGTTGATGGGCTGATATAGGTTTTCCCATACATCGCGGAACGCCCAACTTAGACTTAATATAAGTCTATTACGTTCTCCACGGCTGAGATTATCAAAGTCTAGGTCTTGTCCTAGTTGTGTAATGATTACTGATAGATCGTTTTGGAATTCTACTATATGCGGTAACCCAATTTTGTCTAGATAATAAGTCAAACGCTGATTTAAGAACGCTAGATTTTGATCAATAATACGTTTGCGTACAAAACTGTCTTTGTTAGTCAACAGTTTGTATAAAAACTCTTGATGATCCTTAAGTTTTGTTAACTCATTAACTGCTTCCCAGTCTATTTCTTGTACTGCGGTATTTTTTAAATCATCGATTTGTTCGGCATAGGGATTGGTTTCTGCTTCTTTTATAGTGATATCTTTTTCTAAACCTGAAAGCGTATTTTTGTGATTTAATGCTTCTTCAAGATTATCATAACTTACCTGCGGACACGCATTAAGTTCGCCCAATAATCCTAGTGCTTCTTTGAGAGTATCTAATTCTTTTTGGTGTTCGTTAACAGAATTAGTACTGTCTTCTAACTGTTTGGTTTTAGTAGAGACCATACTTTCATGTTTTTCGTCATGTAAGTCTTGGCCACAGCTATGACATTTATGATCAGCTAAAAGATTTAATTCTTTTTCTAGCTTGTCTAAGGTTTTTTGTTCTTTTTCAAAAGTAGTAACCTGTTTTGCGATCATCGCAGTTAGATTATCGTGTTCTTTTTTGTTTTTGTTCCACTCTATTAGAGCACGTTGATTAATAATTTCCTGATCAATATCGATAGTACCTAGTATGTCAATACTTTTTCTAAGGTTCTCTAAGGCTTTTTCTTTTTGATCTTCCCACAGTTTTTGTTTACGTTCTAAACTTTCAATACTCTGTTGTATTTTTTCGTTAGAGATCTTAATAGTCTCTATCCTTGTGTTTTCTGTGGCAATAGCATCTTTGGTCTGTTTGACTTGTTCTTTGAGATTTTCGGCTTTCTCGCTGAGTAAAGTAATTCCCAGCAGTTGCTCAATAATACTTCGTTGATCAGCAGCCTTCATTGACAAGAACGGCTCAGTGTAGGTATTCAAAGCCACAAGATGTTTGAACATTTCGTGTGTCATTCCAAACATTTCTTCAATGGCTTTTTGTGTTTCTCTAGAATCGCCCTGACTCTCGTCTAGGTCATCTAACTCTTGTTCTTGACCGTTAACACTAAACTTTAATAAGTTGGGCTTACGTCCACGTTCAATATGATATTCAATACCGTCTTTTTCAAACGTTACAGTAGCTAACATTCCTTTGCCGTTGATCTTGTTAACGAGATTGTCTTTCTTAATGTTAGTTAAAGCATTGCCGTAGATAGCATAACTTAGTCCATTAATGATTGTAGTTTTACCAGTGCCGTTACGAGCACCGCTGTCATCTCCGCCTAGGTCTAAATTTTCACCTAACACTAAAGTTAATTGTCCGCGGTCAAAATCAATAGCTTGGGTTTGATTCCCCACACTCATAAAATTTTTAACAGTAAGATTTTTTATTTTAATCATAAGTCTCTGTAAATGTCCAACAATAATTTTTTGTCATAGGAATCGCTTTCAATAGCATCAATCTGATTCATCACAATCGTATCAACTGATTCAAAATTAACGTCTATGGCCACTGCATTGCTTTCTACCTCTACTTTTTCAGGTATAAGCATAAGTTCTCTAAGATTATACTGAGGTATAAACTGTTCTTTGATAAAGTTAGCCTCTTCAAATGTAATAGGTAGATCTATAGTAACTCTACAGTGCATTTTTTCTTTAAGCAAAGAATCTGGACTATCTATAATTTGGCTTAACTTGTAGGTTCTAAACGTAGGCTGTCCGGGCCAAATACGATATTCTGGTTTTCCGCCCCACTCTAACATCATCATGCCGCGGTCGTCGTCTCCGGCATCGGCATAGTTGTGCGGAAAAGCATTACCAATGTAAGTGATATTCCTGCTAGTCTGACGCTTATGGAAGTGTCCAGAGAATACATATTCTTGATTTACAAAATGTGTGCTCTGTAATTGTCCATGATCGGGCATCTGTACCATAGCATTCATGTAGAAATTTGGAAGCTCAAGATGTCCAAAAATATAACGACTCTTGATCTTAGGAACCTTTTGCCATTCATCACCTACTAGCCACGGTAGAATAGTAACATCGCCCTCAGTGAACGGATCTCTAATAGGTACTACATTAGGAAACAATCTCATAAACTCTATAGAGTTAATTTCACGTTTATCTTTATAAAATAAATCATGGTTTCCTAAAATAAAATATACTTTTTCAAAGTTTTGGCTTAGACGTTCTAGATTTGAAACGGTATAGTTCATGGTACTGACATCAGTGGTCGCACGATTGTGATGCCAGTCACCTAAAAATATAGCAGTTTCACACCCTTCATCTTTGGCAGTGTCGCAAAACCATTTGACAAACTCTTCACAATCGGCATTATGCGTTCGACTGCCTGATTTTAATCCAAAATGTATATCTGTAAAACACGCTGCTTTTTTGAATAGACTCATAAAGTTATTATACTATTTTTGTTATAAAAGATCAATCCCAATCACCGCCTTCGGTTGTAACTGGCCCAGGAGCAGCAACTCCGCCGCCACCGCCGCTGTTCTGTCTAGTCCATGAAGGATTCATACCATTCATTTCGAGAATGTCGTCTCGAATGTTTTGATTGCGTTTTTCAATGTTGATAATTCTAACGAATGAGTTAGTAACAGCAGCGGTATAATAAGCAAAAGGATTATTAGATTTACTTTCATCAAATTGTAGTCCTATCTGAGTTAGTTGAAGAATGGCTTGCCCTTTCATTTCGTCGTTATAGGTATAACCTCTAACGTTACCGCGGGTAGCATAGCGTTCACAGAGTTTGATAAACATGCGAGCTAGGTCATTGGTCATCTGACCGTGATCCTTACAGAACTCTCCAGAGTCAATGCCGCCCTTCCAATGACTTTTTCCTACACATATAAGATTGTTATTCTCATCATATTTCCAGTGCTGAAATGGCGGAAAGTTGACCTTTTCATGACTGTCTGCTCTAGACTTAACTGTCTTCTTACGCCCTGGTGCTAGAGGTATATGATCAAAGGTCATGATTCTAAACACAAGGTCGTGTTTGTTAATTTTTTTATAATCTATTTCTGAATCTTTAGCAGATGCTTTTTTATTGGTCTGCTGTGCTATTTCGTGTGCTTTCTTGCTTTCTTTAGCAGCTCTGTTTCGTTTGGCCTCTGCAATAGTTCTCACATTTAGTTTGTCAAGATTGGGTACTATTAGATCATAATCTGAATATTCTGGGCTGGTATAAAAACAAAATGTATTTTTACTTCTGTGTATTTCTGCTAGTAAATCCTTGTTTGTTAAGTACTTTACTTTTGGTGGTTGTATTATTGTCATCTATTGATTCCTCTGGAAATATAATAATAGCACATTTTTAAGAAAATAAATAGTCTAAAGGATACCAATTTATGCCATTACCATTAAACACGGAAACTACTATTGGCGGAGTAGCAGTTGTTGTGAAGTCAGCCCCGGAAAGATCGTCAGGACCAAATAGAAGTGGTTCCAGCGATACTCCTCAGAATGCTGCCGATCAGGCGGTGAGTGCGTATGCCGCCCCGGGTGGTAGTAATAGTTATAACAATAGGCCTAAGGGACTGAATATTCCTGATTTCAGTGGCTTAGACAAAGCGTTGGGAACTCTAGGATCAATAGCTGCTTTAATATCGCTTGGAAAGTCTGCTTATGAAAATGTCAAAGATCTAAAGTTTGATCTTGGTGCCTTATCGTATAAACGATTAACAACTACCTCGGTACCAACTTTAAACATGTGGACGGCTGGGGTTGATCTCAACGACAAAGAACCAACTAGACGCAGTGTTACCGGCGATTCTCGTATACGGTTGAACACTGATTTTACTGTATTTAATGGCTTTTCAGAAAATCCATATTTTAAACGGTTAATAGAAACCGGAGGTTTAATATTTCCCTATACTCCAAATATTTCTTTAACATACAAAGCTAATTATTCAAGCACTGAAGGAATTGTTCATTCAAATTTTCCTTTCCAAGCATACAAAAATAGTCAGATTGAAGATATAACTATACAAGGCGAATTTACTGTACAGAATGCTTCTGAAGGTCAATACTGGATGGCAGCAAATCATTTCCTGCGTTCAGCTACCAAAATGTTTTATGGTAAATCAGTCCCTGCCGGATTTCCGCCGGTTGTGTGTACGTTAACTGGCTACGGGCCAGAAATGTTGCCTTCTCTGCCAGTGGTAGTTAAATCTTTTCAGGTAGACCTTAAAGATAACGTACAGTATCTAACAGTTCCGTCATTGGTACAGTCTGGAGCAAGCGGAAACAACAGTGTTCCAATGCACAGTACTATAACGGTTGTTGTTAGTCCTATGTACAATAGAGAACAAGTACGAAGAGAATTTAATCTTGCTGAGTACTCAGCAGGTAGACTAACAGGATTTTAATAATGGCCACATATAAAAATACATCACCTTGGTTTAAGACTAGACAAAATTCTCTTTACTTAGATATCTTAAAGATTAGACCAGTGCCATCTAGCGATACTGATTTTACCTATATCATAGATACAAAATATAAACATAGACCCGATCTATTAGCCTATGATCTTTATGGAACACCTAAGCTGTGGTGGGTATTTGTACAAAGAAATATGTCTATTATTAAAGATCCTATATATGATTTTGAACCGGGATTAGAAATAAAAATACCTCAAAAAAATAATTTAATGAATTATTTAGGAATATAAGATGGCTAATCAAATAAATGCCGTAGTGGGGGGTACGTTGCCAGACCGGGCAATAGTTGACTTACGAAAAGAACTAGACAGCGGTAGTCCTGCTAAACAATTTGGCAATGTAGAAGATAATATTTTAAAATATTATACCAATGTTATTCCTGTTTTTACCTTAGCACCATTGACACCAACAAATTTAGATTCTTTGCAATCTAACGGAACGTTTGGTACTGCTTTACAAAATGTAGTGCTATCTTCTGCCGGGCGGTACGATGCCGAGCGGGTTGCTACTTTTTATGGTTCTCCTGAATATTTTATCAACAACGTTGAAATTTACACGTTTGCTACGCCAACAAAAATATCTGGCCTGTCTGGTAATCTTACTATAAATTTTGATGTTCATGAACCTTACAGTCTAGGCCTATTCATGCAGAGTTTACAGACTGCTGCTATTAAGTCTGGATATACAAATTATATAGAATGTGCTTGGTTATTAAGAATAGAATTTCTTGGATATACACCTAACACTTTTAAACAACAGATAATTCCAGGCACAACAAGAGATTATCCAATAAAATTACAACAAATACAGTTTACGTCTAACGAAGGTGGCAGCAAATATACTGTGAGATGTTTAGATTTTAATCTTGAAGCATTTAATAACGTATATGGAAGTGTAGAAGGTAGTATAACAGTCGAAGGCGGCACCGTTGGAGAAGCTCTAGCAGATCTAACTAAGAAACTAAACGAAGCACAATTAAAATTAAAAGACAGTAAGTTGATAGTTAATGAAGACACATATAAAATTATAGTATCCGGAGCCGAACCAGATAAAATTTTAAAATCTAAATTTGTCAACGCAGACGGACAACCTGCTGAGCGTGGATCAAACAGTACTACTGTTAAAAACGAATCTGCGGACAGGGATCAAAAACAAGGAGGAAAACGAAGTTTTCCTTTTCCTGCGTTAGAAGGTCGTCCTCGAAAAATTGAAGACATCATTAAAGAAATAATGAAAACTTCTGAGTACTGTGTTAACGCTTTAAAAAATATTCCAAAGGACGGTTATGTTGTTTGGTATAGGCCTTCGGCAAAATTAAAATATAAAGGCCAAAAATTTCAGTTAGATACTGTGCAAAACAGACCAGCATACGACATAGAATATTATATTAGGCCTTACAGAGCTCATCATTCAAATTGGAAACTGCCTTCAGACGAAACCAAAGGATTTGCCCCTGACGACATTCCTGCTCAAATTAAAAAGAAATATGATTATCTGTACACTGGACAAAACGATGATATTATTCGCTGGGAACTAAAATTTGACAATACCTTTTATACTGCTATGTCAGCTCAAGGATATAATAGTCAACGAGGAGCTATAGACAGCGACGGAAAAACTATTAAACCCGAGGATGTAGGTGGAAACACACCTGGTACTAATATTAAAGGATTAACTTTAGAAACTCATGCGGGAAAAATGTTAAGAGACAAAAGATCATCTTATGCTGCTCCACAAGGCGGCGGCACCAAAGATACGGCAGAAATAAGAGTAGCTAGAGCATTTGAACAGGCTATGTTGTTAGATACAGAAATGATAATGTTAGATCTTACCATACTAGGTGACCCGTACTATCTAACTAAATCTGGAGTTTTTATAGACAATGTAGCACCAGTAGCACCAGGAGCTCAGGTCAACAGTGACGGAACGATGGCCAGCGAAGAAGTTGAAATTCGACTTTATCTAAGATTTAAGAGTCCTGTTGATGCTCCTCCTAAAGGAAGGTCGCTGTTCCTATTTCCAGCAGCTGGTTTTACGGACAGTCCTTACAGCGGCTTGTTTAGAATCAGAACAGTTAAAAGTAAATTTATTGACGGAGTTTTTACACAAGAATTAAATTTATTTAGAGATCGAGGACAACAGCCTGAAGAATTAATCAACCAGAAATCAGACCCATTCTTACAAAGTCCAGGACTATCACCTACTCCTGATCCTAATAGAGCTCAGCTAAACGGAACTCCGGCAGCAGCAGCAGTTGAACCTGCTATTGCAAGCACTCCGGAGGTATCTGCCGCACCTGCGGCTGCCGCACCTGCGGCTGTCTCCAGTGATAAGTTTGATGTCCAGTCGAATTCACCAGTTGTTAAAGAATCAGCTACAGTGGAAGTACAAACATTTCCAGTAACTACTTCTACAGTTGAAGTTACTCGTGAATGGCGAGCTACCGATAATCAACCTCCGCCTTTTCAAAAGGAAGGTAATGTTAAAACTGGACCTCAGGGACAAAAACTAGAGTATAGTGAAGATTTAGAAAGACAGCTCAATAATGGCAATTAAATTAGGAAATAATAATGGCACAGACGCATAGATTAAATGAAGAGCGATATCAAGAACAGAGGTCGCTAGGAATCCGTTTAGCCAAAGTAGTTGCCCATAAAGATCCAAATTTTATGGGGAGATTAACAGTAACTCTAATTACTACAGATTCTGATCCAATAGGCCTAGAAGGTCAAACAGTGGACGTATATTATTGTCCTCCATTTTTTGGCTCTACAAACTATGTGTTCAATGGTTCTAATACTGGCAACGAAAACGCATTTAATGACACACAAAAATCCTATGGGATGAGTTTTATTCCGCCAGATATTGGAGTAACTGTATTATGTGTATTTGAATCAGAAACCGGCAAGGGATTTTGGGTAGGATGTGTTCCTGATACCTATATGAACAATATGGTCCCTGCTATAGCTGCTTCATCAGCAGTCGACTTATCACCCACTCAAAAAGAAGATTTTGGAAATATTCCGCTTCCTGTAGCAGAATATAATAGGGCAATACAAAGAAAAGAAGGCCCCGACGAAACTAAAAAACCAGTCCATCCTATAGCAGGATTTATGTTGGAACAGGGACTAATCGAGGATGATATACGCGGTAGAACTTCATCTACTATGCGAAGAAATCAAACACCATCTGTGTTTGGTATATCAACACCAGGGCCCTTAGACAAACGTCCAGGTGCTAAAAGAATGCCCACTGGAACTTCAGATGATAAAACTAAACCAATACCAGTAAGCAGAGTAGGCGGCACACAATTTGTCATGGATGACGGCGATGACAGATTTGTAAGAAAAACGCCAGCAGCAGAAGGTCCTCCAGAATATGCCAATGTTCTTAAGGGAGAAAAAGGCGATGTTAGAATTCCCATCAGCGAATATTTTAGAGTAAGAACTAGAACAGGTCACCAGATACTATTACATAACTCTGAAGATTTAATTTACATAGGAAATTCAAGAGGAACATCGTGGATTGAATTAACCAGTAACGGAAAAATTGATATCTTTGCGGCAGATTCTGTGAGTATACATACTCAAGGAGATTTTAATTTTAGAGCAGATAGAGATATTAATTTAGAAGCTGGACGTAATATTAATGTCCGTGCTGAAAAAAATTACACCCAAGATATTGAAAAAGATTTTTCATCGTATATTGGCGGTACCGTTAACAACTATGTTGGCGGAGAAATACAAAATGTGTTTGAGGGATCATTATTACAAACAGTAGGAGAAAGCCTAGAATTAACTGTTGGGTCTGATCAAAAAATTAAAGTTGCTGGTAACAGTCATCTAACAGCTGGTACAAGTATATTTTCAACAGCAGGAACAGACAGTCATTTTTTAAGCGGTAGTAAGCATGTACAATACGCCGAACGCATAGAAATTAAATGTGATCCAGCAACCCCTGCTCAATCTCCGATATTAGCGGAGCGTATTGTAAAAGAGGAACGGATCAAACTTCATCCTAACGAAGTAGTTGATGCTTCGCAAAAATATGCTCAAACAAGATATCAATCATTTAATCTGGTACAAAGCATAATGAAACGTATGCCTATGCACGAGCCGTGGTACAAACATGAAAATGTAAATCCTCAAGAGAGTGCGTTAGAAAAGACTGATAGAGAAACTCGTCAAGCTCTTCCGCCCGCTACATAAAATAAGGAATAAAAATGTCTAATAAAATTTATAATGTAAAAAAAGTTGATTCGATCAAAGCGTCAACTGGAAATGATAGGATCAGCGGAGGCATTGCTTACAAGGGATTTGGCAGCAGGGCTATTCGACAAAAATTTAAATTATATGATATAGATCTTGTCAAACAAGATATCATGAACGCCTTTAATATTAAAAAAGGCGAAAAGATGGAAAACCCAGAATTTGGAACTATAATTTGGTCTATGATATATGAACCGATGAATGATAATAATATCAAGGTAATAGAGGATGATGTTATAAGAATACTTAAAGCAGATCCTAGAATTGAAGTTAAAAGTATAGCAGTTGTCCCTAATGAGCAAGGAATAAGAATTGAAGCTGATCTTAAGTATATAGAATTTGATATTACAGAAGAAATGTTTATTGCCTTTAATCGAACCGATATTCCAAGATTCTAAGATAATATGCGTATATTTTAAAAAAAATAAATATTACACAGGACACATTAGATGACTACAACTACTAGACAAAATAACCTAATTTTAGCTGAAGACTGGACTAGAATTTATCAAACTTTCCGTAATGCGGATTTTCAAAGTTACGACTTTGAAAACCTTCGCAGGGTAATGATTAACTATATCAAAGAAAATTATCCAGAAGATTTCAACGATTTTATAGAAAGTTCCGAATACGTAGCATTAATAGATCTGATAGCTTTTCTAGGGCAGAGCCTAGCATTTAGGATTGACTTAAACAGCAGAGAAAATTTTATTGAATTAGCTGATAGAAAAGAAAGTGTATTACGTCTAGCTAGAATGCTGTCTTACAACGCCAAGAGGAACAAATCTGCGTCGGGGTTGTTAAAATTTGAATCTGTTTCAACAACAGAAGGGCTAGTTGATAGCAACGGAACAAATCTATCTAATCAAATTATTGTATGGAACGATCCAGCAAACTCTAATTGGTATGAGCAATTTATATCAATTTTAAATGCTGCTATGATACCAAACGTTGAGTTTGGAAAAGAACAATCAAATAAAATTATAGATGGAATTAGAACAGAGCAGTATAGACTCAATTCTTTTAGTTCTGGACTGCCAATTTTTTCCTTCAGCAAATCTGTAGCTGGCAGATCTATAGGGTTTGAACTAGTTAGTACAGGACTAGCTGAGTTTAGAGATTTTATATTTGAAGAAGCACCAGTTCCAAGTCGACAAGTAGGATTTGTTTATAGACAAGACGGCAAAGGTACAGCAAGTAATAATACTGGATTCTTCATGATGTTTAAACAAGGAACATTAGAAAGTGCGGATTTCAGTATATCTCGCCCAACGCCAAATGAAATAGTTTCTATTACTACTCAAAATATTAATAATGATGATGTGTGGTTATATTCTATTGATGGTTCAAGTAATATCACAAACGCTTGGACAGAAGTTTCATCAGTTGCTGGAAACAACATTGTTTTTAATAGTTTAAGTAATAATCAAAGAAATGTTTATTCAGTAATCACACAAGCTAACGATGCTGTAGATTTACAATTCTCAGACGGGGTGTATGGAAAATTACCTCAAGGAACTTTTAGATTTTATTATAGAGTAAGCAACGGTCAAAGTTATGTTGTAAATCCTTCAGAAATGAAGGCAATTACTATATCAGTTCCTTACATTAATAAACGTGGAACTCAACACAGTCTATCAATAACTTTAAGTTTAGAATATACTGTTGACAACGCTTCATCATCGGAGACTATAGATTCTATTAGATCTAAAGCTCCGGCTTTGTACTACACTCAAAACAGGATGATTACCGGAGAAGATTATAATATCGCTCCATTGTCAAGCTCGCAGGAAGTAATAAAAGTCAAAGCCATTAATAGAACTAGCAGTGGCATTAGTAGAAATTTTGATATCATCGACGCTTCTGGAAAATATTCTAAAATAAACATTTTTGCCGATGACGGATTAATTTATAGAAAAGACGAAGAACGATATTATTCTTTCAAATATACTAATTCTGCTACAGTTTTAAATTTTATAAGAAATATAGTTCAACCAGCACTGAGCTCTTTTCAAACGTATAATTTTTATCTTACAAATTTTGATAAAATTTTTACAGCTGACGTGAATGTCAAATGGATTAAATCTACTACAGAAGAAAACGCATCAACTGGATATTTTGGAAACGTATTTGATTCGTTTCCTATCAAAATTGGATCTTATACAAGCAGTAATTTAAAATATATAGAGCTAGGAAGTCTCATTAAATTTATTCCACCTTCGGCAGACAAAGCATTCTATAACGGAGAAATAGTTAACTATGATCCTTCAAATGCCAATCATAAAAAATTTATATGGACTAAAGTTGTTAAATTAATAGGCGACGGAACCAATGCTGGAAAGGGAAATCTAAGTTCGGGTAAAGGGCCTATAACCTATAGTGAAAATATTCCCACAGGATCTCTGCCTAGTCAAGTAGTAGCTAAATTTGTAACAACATTGCCAACAGATATTGAAAATGAAATTTTAAATCTAACATTTAGTTCTGAGACGTTTGGTTTAAGATACGATGTATTAGATGGTATGTGGAAAGTAATAAGCTCTACAAACATCGATTTAGAAAATGATTTTAATTTAGGACAAGCTGGTAATACCAGCAACGAAGCTGTTGACACCTCGTGGATTGTGGCATTTGTTTATGACGGTGATGAATATAGAGTTAGAGTAAGAGGTACAGAATATATTTTTTCTAGCATTTTACAAAACAGATTTTATTTTGATAGAGGCGAAAAAGTATACGACAGTCGTGCTAGAACCGTAATTAAAGATCAAGTTAAAGTATTGGCCATTAATACTTCGCCTTTAAGTTCTATATTAAGCAATACAGAAATAGCCAACGAAATAGTAAATTTAAGACAGGTAAATCCGTTATTTTCCGTAGCAGACGTATTAGCAATAGTGGACAGGCAGCAAACACTAAAAGATGATATATCTTTTGAGATAGCTGATTCTGTGAGGTTTCAAGACGGTTATAAGAGCTCCGATTCTGTTAAGATATCGTTCTATGATAGCGACAACGACGGAGTTATAGACAATCCTGATTCATTTGATGAAATAGTAGGATCTAATATCAATAACAAATATGTGTTTTTCCAACAAGTGCAAGATGAGAATGGATTTGATGTCTTTAATTATATTCCAAATGTTAATAACAAGTTTATTATTGTAGACAAAGAAGTTAATGCTAACGTTAATGATTACGATCATAACCAATTAATTTATTTTTATGATAGGGCTGAAAATTTAATTAAAAAAGTTGACCTTATAACTCGTTCTTTTGTCCTAGAACCTAGTTATGTAGGATATATCGGTAGAGATAATTTAAAATTTCAATACATTCATAATGCCAGTGAAAATAGAAGAATTGACCCTAGTGTCAGTAATATTATTGACATATATCTTTTAACTAGGTCGTATGATGACAACTATCGATTATGGCTCACTGGCGGTTTACCAACTAAACCTGCAGAGCCCTCTTCTGAAAGTTTAAGCATACAATTTGGATCTACGCTCGGCCCAATTAAATCTATCAGCGATGAAATAGTTTATCATCCTGTAAAATATTTTCCTTTATTTGGGGACAAGGCAAGTCCAGAGTTTCAGGCAATTTTTAAAGTTGTAAAAAATCCTAACCGAGTTATAAATGATAACGATCTCAAAGTGAGAATAATTAATAGTATCAATGAATTTTTTGATGTAGGCAATTGGGATTTTGGCGATAGATTTTTTGCTAGCGAATTGATCACTTATATTGTTTCTAATAATTCTCCTAATATTAGTAATATTGCGTTAGTACCAAAACAAGAAAATCAAGCGTACGGAAGTTTATCAGAAATAAGAGCTCAGCCAGATGAAATTCTAGTAAGTGCTGCTACAGTGGATAGTATTGAAATATTATACAATATTACAGCTACAGAATTAAATCTTTTGAATAGTCAGGTTGTAACTAGGACAGCAAAATAATGTCAAATAAAATTTTCAAAAAAAGCGAACTACCAGTAAGAAGAACCGTTGATCTACTTCCTGATATTTTTAAAACAAGTACTAATGATAAGTTTCTTTCAACTACGCTAGATGCGTTAGTCCAACCCGGTACTTTAGAAAGATTGTCGGGATTTGTTGGTCGTCGTTATGGAAAAACATTTAATTCTCAAGACATTTATGTTGATGTAGAAAAATCTTTAAGATCATCTTATCAACTAGAACCTGCGGTAGTAATAGAAAGCGGTCAGAAAGTAAAGAAAGTATACGACTATGTTGATTTAAAAAATCAATTAAAATTTTTTAATAACTTATCTGAAAGAGACGATTTAGCAACTTATCAAGAACAATATAGTTGGAACCCTCCTATCGATTGGGACAAGTTTATAAACTATAGAGAATATTATTGGTTGCCAGTTGGACCAGAAACAGTCTCAGTAGCCGGCCAAGCAGAAAATGTTATATCTAGCTATCGTGTACGTTCAGACGGCCAGAACGAATGGTTGTTCTACCCAGACGGATTAAAAAGAAATCCTCAACTTACTCTTTACAGAGGTCAAACATATATTTTTGATGTTAATAGTCCCGGTGATCCGTTTGTTATCAGATCCGGAAATCTCAAAGGTAATCAAGAAAATTATAATAAAGGTGTAACTAATAACGGAATTGAAGTTGGTACTATAACATTTGAAGTTCCGTTAGATGCTCCAGAATTATTATATTATCAAAGCGAAAATAATATTAATCGTGTTGGCAGTTTTGTAATTGCGTCTGTTTTAGAAAATTCTTTTATAGACGTTGAAAAAGAAATTCTTGGTAAGGTAAATTACACAAGTTCTAATAATATAAAATTTACCAATGGATTAAAAGTACAATTTGTAGGTAAAGTACAGCCTGCTATCTACAATGATAGTTTATGGCTAGTAGAAGGAGTTGGCGAATCTATTAAATTAGTAAATTTTGCCGAACTAGAAATTCCGCCTATTATTTCTAATGAGATAGAAATTACTTTTGATGATGGCGGCTTCGATACTTTGCCTTTTGACGATGCTTCGTCATATCCTACACAAAAAGACTATATTACCATTAATAAAAGTAGTAAAGATAAAAATCCGTGGGCACGTTATAATAGATGGTTCCATAGAGATGTTATAGAATATGCTGCTAATATAAACGGAGTACCGCCGTCGTTAACAGAAACTGACAGAGCCAAGCGTCCTATAATAGAATTCCTTCCAAATATTCAATTGTTTAATCATGGGTCAACGCCTAAGAAAACAGTTGATTTGATAGACGATTTTACTAAAGATGTATTTTCAACTATAGAAGGATCTGCCGGTTATAATATTGACGGGCAATCGGTTGAGGATGGCGATAGAATTTTATTTTTAAATGACACTGATCCATTTGTTAAGAATAAAATTTTTGAAGTAAAGATTATAACTGTTCAAACTAGTACAAACACTATTAATAGAACCCAAATTAGTTTAGTTGAAACCAATGATACTGATCCTATTATAGGTGAAGCCATAATCATATCCAAGGGTAGTGTGCTAAACAAAGGTAGGATGTATCATTATGATGGCGAACAGTGGGTACGTAGTCAAACAAAAACTTCTATAAATCAATTTCCGTTATTTGATTTGTTTGATGACGAGGGAGTTTCGTTTTCCGACAATCAAAAATATGAAACATCAACCTTTGCTGGAAGTGAACTTATTAGCTATAAAATAGGAAACGGACCGGTAGATAAAGAATTAGGGTTTTCGTTGTCCTATTTGAATATTAATAATTCTGGAGATATTTTATTTGAAGTTGATTTTGAAAAAGATTCATTTTTATATCAACAGTCTGGACAAACTATTAATAAATTATCAGCGTCCGGTTTTTTTAAAAATCATCAAACTGAAGAATTTTTTAACGGGTGGATTAAAACTAATCCTAATTTAAGACAACCTATCCTTGACACTTTTATTATAGAAAGTGATACAAATTCAATAACATCGTCGGCGTGTATTTGGTCAGGCAATGCTACAGAACATATATTATTCTACATCAACGGTAAAAAAATTAACACAAGTTTTACCAGCACGTTTGTAGCAGATACAAGAACTTTTGTTTTTGACCAAACTTTAAAAGCAGGGGAAACTGTAACTTTAAAAATCTTTACGACCGACGAGCCAAATTTAGGTTATTATGAAATTCCTAATTCTTTAGAAAAAAATCCCCTAAATGAAAACCTAGAACAATTTACTCTAGGCCAGGCCAATGATCATTTAAAAACTATGATTGAAGTAGACACCGGATTCCAAGGAGAATTTCCAGGAGCTAGTAATATCAGAGATATAGTGAATTATAGACAGAACGGTTCTAGATTTATGAAACGAGCTAGTCTAGGAGTATTGGCATTTCCATTATTATGTGATAAAGATATTAATCTAATAAAGTCTATTAGACACGCAGCCAACGAATACGAAAAGTTTAAAAATAATTTTATTACTCTAGCTAGCGAATTAGATTTTGATCAACGTAGTATTGTGGAATTTGTAGATAAAATTTTAGATAAGATGTCTAAATCTAATGTTATTGATTTTCCTTTTGCTACATCGGACATGATCGGTAGCGGTGCTTATAAAGTAATTAATTATACTGTTGAAGATGAAGGCATTACAACTTTTGCTTTAAATGAAAAATTTGACTTAGATACAAATTCATCTCGTGCTGTCTACGTGTATGTTAACGATATCCAAATGTTACATGGGTTTGATTATGTATTTGATTCTACCTTTGGATTTGTAAAATTATTAGTAAATCTAAACGAAAATGACAGAATCGAGATTAGAGAATATCTAACAACAACTTATAATTTTATTCCAGAAACGCCTACTAAATTAGGGTTGTACAAAAAATTTACTCCTAGAATTTATCTTGATGACACTCTGGTAGAACCTACAGAAGTAATACAAGGACACGACGGCAGTATTACGATTGCTTTTGGTGATTTAAGAGATGATATTATATTGGAATTAGAAAAGAGAATCTATAATAATCTTAAAATAAAATATGATACAGAAATTTTTGATGTTGATAGATTTTTTAAAGGATATCACGGCCAAGCAATATATGATGTATCTACAATAGACGATGTTATAGAGACAGATTTTTTAAAATGGTCTAATAATTTAGGAATTGACATTTATAAAAATGAAGTTTATCAGTCCGAAAATCCTTTTACATACACATATTTTAGAGCCACTGATAGAAACAAAAAACTTAAACTTCCGCAATATTGGAGAGGTATATACAAATTTTTATACGATACTGATAGACCTCACACATGCCCCTGGGAGATGTTAGGGTTCAGCGAAAAGCCCTTATGGTGGGAAGAAGAATATGGTCCTGCTCCTTATACCAAAGGTAACCTATTATTATGGGAAGATTTAGAACAGGGAATTATAAGACAAGGCCCAACTACGGGAGCAAACCCTAGATATGCTAAGCCGGGTCTATTAGATTACATTCCTGTAGATGATCATGGAAATTTATTATCACCGCAAGACGCTTCTGCGATTATAGATTATTCATTGAATAAAATAAATGAAGATTTTCAATTTGGAGATTACGGTCCAGTTGAAAATTCTTGGAGAAGAAGTTCGCTGTACCCGTTTTCTATAATTACAGCCGCGTGTCTCCTAACTCCTTTTGAATTTATATCTACAAATTTTAATAGGAACAAAATTGTAAAAAACAAATTAGATCAATTAATTGACAAAGATACTGGAACATTTATCGATAAGCAAACCTTAACGTCTAGTGTAGACAGTGACCCATCGGGTTTGTTTACTTACATTCAAAATTATCTAAAATTTAACGCTATAGATATTTCGCTATTGTCAAATACAATAAGCAATTTAGATGTAAGAATATCTCATAAGATAGGCGGATTTGTTGAAAAAGCAAGACAACGATATATTTTAGATAGTAAGAGTCCAACATCTAAATCTCCAGCAGTCTTTATACCGCCAGAAGATTTTCAAATTATTTTTAATACTGGTTCTGTAGCTAAATCTATTAGCTATTCTGGAATAGTAATAGAAAAAGTTGACGGCGGTTTTAAATTATTCGGCTACGATAAATTAAATTCGTACTTTAGTACGTATGAACCGTACACCAGGGTTGACGATCCGACTATATCTGTAGGTGGTGTGAGCGAAAAATATGTAGACTGGGATGCTGAAAAATTTTATGGCAAAGGCTCCCTAGTACGGTATCAAGGATTGTACTATCGTTGTACAGTTAATCATCTTTCCGCTAATAGTTTTCAAAATGAAAATTTTACAGTATTGCCAGCATTACCAATAGTTAATGATGTTACGGCAATAAAAAGGACTACCTTTAATAAATTTTTAGTAAAGCGTATTCCATATAATGCCTTTTTTTCTACAATACAGCAAGTAGTCGATGTAATACTAGGTTATAGTGAATGGTTAGTAGATCAAGGAATTGTCTTTGATGATTTCAATAAAGAATTATTAGTTCCTAACGATTGGATGTTGTCAGTTCAAGAATTTATGTTTTGGACTTCTCATAACTGGGCCGTGGGTGCGTTAATAACTTTAAGTCCTGCTGCAACATTATTAAAAATTGTCAATGCCGGTAGCGTAGCAGATAATATTTTAGATAATTTTTACGAATATAATATTTTTAAAAATGACGGAACTAAAATACCTGCTTCTGATATCCAAGTTTACAGAGGATATAATGAATTTATTTTAACTCCGTTAGATACACAAGCTACTGGAATATATTTTGCTAAGATTAATTTTGTACAAAAAGAACATGTAGCAATCTTTAATGATAGAACTATGTTTGGAGATGTTATATTTGATAAAGGTCCGGGATACAGACAAGATAGAATGAAATTAGTAGGATTTAGGACTACTGATTGGGATGGAGACTACACCAGCCCAGGCTTTATATACGATTCTGCTGACATTAATCCGTGGCAGGCATTTACTGATTACAAATTAGGGGATATTGTTCAGTATAGAGAATATTATTATGTTTCTAAAGTTTCGCAAACTGGATCTAGCGATTTTAATTTTAACAATTGGGAAAGATTAGATTCAATCCCTACACCTAGTTTAGTTGCTAACATTGATTATAAGATTAATCAAATTGAAGATTATTATGAATTGGGTTATCAAGGAATAGATGATACTGAAAAAGAATTAGCTAGACATTCTATTGGATATCAAAAACGTGGATATCTAGACGAGTTAGCTCAGGACGAAGTTACACAATTTAGAATTTATCAAGGATTTATTAGAGAAAAGGGAACAACAAATTCTATTACTAAAATTTTTGATAAACTAAGTTCTTTAGATCAAGATGCTATTGAAATGAATGAAGAGTGGGCATTCTTAATGGGAACATTTGGAGGCTCATCTCAATTTAAAGAATTAGAATTATTATTAAATCAAAAGGATATAAGATTAAATCCTCAACCAATTATTATTGATAGCAGAGGGTTATCAAAATCAAATTATCAAAATTATATTTTAATAGGATCTAATGATTTTACTATTGGTGGCCCAGAATATACCTTTCCAACAAAATCTTATCCTGTAACCGAATCATCGGCAGGTTATGTATATTCTGGCGATGTAGACTTTGTAGTAAAAACTAGAACCAACCTATATGCTTTAGATATAACTGAATTAAAAGATGGTTCTAAGGTGTGGGTAACTTTTGATAACCCAGGCTGGTCTGTATTAAGATATACAATTACAGATATTATTATAGGAGCAGTGGCAGTAGTTGATACTACATCGGTTGCTTTAGAGTGTAATAAACCACACGGATTGAAAGTAGATGATATTATAGGAATTAATAATATCAAATACTTAGAAGGATTCTGGAGAGTTAAAGCAGTTGATCCTAATACAGTAATCATAGAAATAGCTGGATTTGACGAAGAACCAGTTATCGATCAAAGTTCTTTCGCCACAATATCTATTTTTGAAACTTTACGAGTGGGTCAATACAGCGACTTAATTTCTGACAGATTCGCAGCTTATAAAGAAGGAACTAAAGTTTGGTTAGATGACAACGGCGAAGGCAAGTGGGAAGTCTTAGAAAAGAAAAGAATTTATAAACCTGTTGATGTAGCTAATTATGGTGTAGCATTTCCTACCGGTTCAGGAAAAGATGTTTTATTTTTAGAAGCAAGAAATCAAATTATTTCGTCAAATCCTGGTCAAGTGGTACCTGCTGGAGAAGTAATTAGAGAATCAGCAGTGGTTGTCTACGGCCAGAGCGAAGAAGGATTAATTCCTTTACAGATATTAAATCCTAATTCAAATTTAAGATCAATATTTTTAGGATCTTACGGAGAAGTATTAGCATCGAGTAAAGATGGTCGATGGCTAATGGTAGGATCGCCAACTGTTTCTTATATCCCTAGCAATTATAAAGAAGTCTTTAGTCCTACAGCAACATATAATCCGGGCGATACTGTGTTATTTGCTGGTAAATTGTACCAAGCACAAACCACAGTTGTGGGTGACGGGTCAACGATTAACATAGACAGTCAAGATTGGAAACCAGCTACGGAACATCTTGCTAACCCCTTAGGTATAGGATTGTATGACGTTAATCAAGGATACAGACAGCAAGGTGCTTTAGAAATTTTTGAATATGATGAAATTTTCAGCCAATATCAATTAAGACACACAATAATAAGCCCACGTCCGGCACACGGAGAAAAATTCTCGTCTACGATTAGTTTATCAAAGAGAGAAGGAATAGAAGGAACCAGCGGAGACGTAACCTTAACAGTGGCCTCTATAGACAGTGTTGGCGGAATTTTAGAAGTATCTGCTCAAGGAGAAAGCGGTTTAGAAGACGCTAGATTTTCAAACGTCAGCGGATCAGATATCAGCTTGCCGGGATCTAATGCTACGTTTGATGTCCAAAAAACTAATAATACCTATAGTGTTTTAGTAAGAACTGGCGGATCTAGATATGCTATAGGTGACAGAATAAAAATTACCGGTAGTAATTTATTAGGGCTTACTCCTTTTAATGATTTAATTATAACTGTAGTAGCAGTCACAGCGACTGGGGAAATAGTTGGATCGGCAACCTATAATAATATCAAAGGTATTAATTCAATATTGCCTGACGAGGAAGCTACTTTTAGAGTAACTAAATCTGGAAACAGGTACGCAGTCACTCGCACTAGTGCTGGTAGTGGATATAGCTCAAGAAGTATTGTAAGATACTCTGGTAGATTATATGCTTGTATCAAAGATACTAGAATAGATTTAGGTGTATGGAATCCTAGCCGAACATACCAACCTGGAGATGTAGTCAAATATCCAGCTAACTCTACAGCATATTACACAGCAACTGGACTAAACACTGGGATCGTTCCTACAGATACTTCTAAGTGGGAAAATGCTTTACCAATATTCCCAACTAATCAAGCGTACTGGGAACAGGTGTCTGGTGCTGTGTTTGCCGAAACAGCAGTAGAATGGTCAGATTTAGATTTAACAGGAAATAAAATTAGATACACCGCAGGGTCTATCATAGTTATTCCTGGCAGCGAGTTAGGTGGCGAAGACGGTGAACATAACATTACTATTCGAGTAAATTTAGTTACAGCAAACTCTGCTATTGATAATTTTTCTTTTAGAGGAACTGCGTCGTCGGGAATTATTTGGTCAGGAACTGCTACTGCTGGCGAAAGACAATTTAACGATCTACAAGGTGAAGATGTTAGCGACCCAGGTCAGGGTGCTATTTTTGATCTTGTAAGAGAGGATGGAAGATATAATGCTATAGTTAATGTAGCAGGCACAAGATACAATGTTGGAGACCAAATAAGAATTTTAGGCAGCACGTTAGGTGGTGTTGAAGAAGCTTATTATATGGTAGTGGGTGCTCCAGGATCTAAAGACGATATGGGCCGTAGCTATCTTTATAAATTTGATGGGGTGAGCTGGAAGCATCTTGACGATCCTAATTTTGTAGGAATATATTCGTCAACAAAAAATTATCCTATAGGATCTAGAGTATGGTATAATTCTGATTATTGGCAAGCATTGTCAAATATACCCGCTGTCCCTAATAATCAACCCGGTGCCGGCGATTGGGAAAAAATTGCGGAGGTTACTAATAGTATACTTCCGCCTTCATTAGCCTATGCTGATGATGGATCTACTATACAACAACCCGCCAACGGCGATATAGAATTTTTGAATATCGGCAGCTCTTACGGAACTTTCTCAGCATTTAATAAAGACGGTTCTTTAATGGTAATATCAGCTCCAGCAAATGATACAGCTAGCTTTGAAAATTTTAAAGGTGTCTGGAGAAACAATATTAATTATCTAGCCGGTGATACTGTAAGACGCGGCACTTTTTATTATAACTGTCTAGTAGATAATATTAATTCTATTCCAGAATTTTCTTCATCGACTTGGCAAGAAAACTCAGATTCCACATTAGGGAAAACTGGTTCAGTTTTTGTATACGAAAAAACTTCTAATGAAACATTTACTCTTATTCAAACAATAGATAGCGATGAAATTGAATTAGAAGCAGGTGACGAGTTTGGTCACAAAGTAGTATTGAATCAAGAAGGTACTCGATTATTTGTATCTGCCCCCAACTTTGATTATCTAGGCAAGGATCAAGGCAGTGTATTTGTTTTTGATAAAACAACCTCTGGATTTGTTTTAAAACAAAAATTAAATGGCCTAATTATGGAACCTGGAGAAAGGTTTGGGTCTAACGTATCTGTATCACCGGACGGTGTGACTTTAGCTATTTCGGCAGAAGGGGCAGCAAGTTATAAGACCACTATATTTGACCGAGGCAATACTGCGTTTGATAGATTCGTAACTAGATTTAGAGACAGTCAAGGAAAAACTGGTAAAGTCTATGTGTATACAAATTACACAGGATCTTTTGTATTGTCAGAAATTTTAGATCAGGGATTAAACACTGATGAAGATTTTGGTAGAGGGCTGTCTGTTTCTAATAATTCTATAATAGTTGGTAGCCCGTCATTTATATCTGAAGATCCTGCGTTCGAAGCTGTTAGGATTGGTAGACTTCAAAAATTTGATAAAATACCTAATTCAAAACCTTGGTTCACTATTAAACAACAAGATGATCAAGTAAACATTGATTTGCTTAAGAATTTTTCTTTCTACGATAAATTTAATAACGTAAAACTAGCAGATGTTGATATTTTAGATCCTGCTAAAGGAAAAATTTTATCCCTAGCTGATCAGTATATTGATTTTAAAACATCATTTGATCCTGCGGTTTATTCTGTTGGAACTGAAGAATCTGCTACTGATCCTAAACAATCATGGCAGTTAGATAAAGTTGGCACAATTTGGTGGGACTTATCTGCGGTTAAATGGGCGTTATACGAACAAAACTCTTTATCTTTTAGAAACGGAAACTGGGGTTCTACAGCAGTTGGTAGTAGCGTAGATGTTTATGAATGGGTTGAAAGTTCTTACAGTCCCAGCGAGTGGAATGCTCTTACCGGAACTACTGAAGGATTTTCGTTAGGAATAACTGGAACAGCCCGATATGGTGATGATACTAATTACAGTGTCAAAACTAATTTTGATACTATTACAGGATTGCCATCTGGATCAATGTATTATTATTGGGTAAAAAATAAAACTACTGTACCAGAAGATTTAGATAGAGACCTCAGTGCTAATCAAATAGCCAATTACATTTCAGCTCCTTCATCTGCTGGGATACCTTATGCTTTATTAACCTCTAAAAACACATTTAGTTTAGTAAATTTCAACAGTGTAATAGACGACGATGAATTTTTAGTTAATATACAATTTTATGATCAAGAAAAAGAAATTAATCTAATTCACAATGAGTATCAACTATTAGCTGAAGGCACAATACAAGTACCTAATTTAGAATTAGAAAATAAATGGATTGACAGTCTAATAGGTGAGGACATTGCTGGACAAGCTGTTCCAGATAGAAAATTGCCAGTAAAATTAAGATACGGCATTTCTTCTAGACCAAGACAGTCAATGTTCATAAACAGGAATAAGGCTGTTAGTTTAATAATTGATTATGTTAACGATATTCTAAAGAAAAAACCATTTGCTGAGATAATAGACTATGGCAATCTTAATTTACAAGATGAAAAACCTGCGTTAACAAAAAATCTCTATGACCAAGTATTAGAAACTGAAAAAGAATTAAGATTTATTGCTACTTCTAAAATTAAAACAGCAAAACTTAAAGCAAACATAGTAAATGGTCACATTAACACTGTAGATGTTATTGATGGCGGGTACGGATATAAAACCGCACCTGATATAAAAATTCTTGGTTCGGGGTCTGGGGCAAAATTTAAACCAACCCTAGATAATAGAGGATCTATAACTTCTGTAGAAGTAATAAATCAAGGAAAAAAATATCTAACTGCTAACTTAATAGTTAGACCATTTTCTGTTCTTGTTTCACAAGATTCTAGTGTAAACAATTTTTGGAGCATTTATTCTCTAGATGAAAAAAATAAAGAATTTTATAGAACAGCTACACAGTCCTTTGATACTAAAAACTTTTGGAAAAAGGTTGATTGGTGGCTACAACCATTTAATGAAAAATCTAAAATTAAAAAAACCATTGCTGGTCTTTATGAAGAAGCTAGTGTAGATCTAGCAATTGGTGATTTATTAAGATTAGAAAATTATGGAATTGGTGGTTGGGCTGTTCTTGAAAGAGTCAATGCCACCGATGCTGACATAAGCGGAAAATATAAATTAGTAGGAAGAAAATTAGGTACTATTCAAATTATTAACGGTTTTTATAATACTGATGTTGAATCTACAGGATACGACTTAAGCCAAGCCTTTGATAGTAACAAATACGATAGTTCGGCATCTATTGAATTTAGAAATATCTTAAAAGCTGTAAAAGAAGATATTTTTAAAGAAGACTTATCTGTAGAGTGGAATAAACTTTTCTTTGTAAGTTTACGATACGTATTTTCAGAACAACTGTATGTTGATTGGGCATTTAAAACTAGTTTCTTAAATGCTGTACATAACGTTGGTATTCTTGAACAAAAATTGAATTATAAAAACGATAATCTTTCTAGTTATCAATCTTATATTGAAGAAGTAAAACCTTATAGAACTAAAATTAGAAACTATATCAGTAAGTATTTCAATGTTGAATTAGCTAATCAATTAACTACTGATTTTGATTTACCACCCGTGTGGAATCCCGAAACTTCATCTATTGATGTTATTGGTAGTAATTCTAACCAATTATCTCAATATCCGTGGAAGCTTTGGGTTGATAATAATCATTATTCTGTTGTAGATATTAAGATAGTAAGCCCGGGAAAAAATTATTCTTCTGTGCCTCAAATTATATTTGATGGTGGAAATGGAACAGGTGCTCAAGCCCAAGCATATATTTCAAACGGCAAAATTTCTAAGATTGTAGTTACTAATCCGGGTAGTGGTTATATTTCTGCTCCTACTGTTATGATCGTGGGTGGTGTAGGCAGCGAAATACAAAATGCTGCTCGTGCTGTGGCTATCATTGGGGATTCAAAAGTTAGAACTTTTGATATGAAGATGAAGTTTGATAGAATTTCTAAAACTCCTAAGTTTAAATCTTACAGTTTCAACGAAAAGTTTATAGAAATTGAAACATTCAACGCTTCAGCAAAACAAACAACTTATAAATTAAAATATCCTTTATCCTTAGATAAATCTACAATCACAGTAACATTAGACGGATCTAGATTATTGTCTAGTCAATATTCTGTAACATTAACTGAAGAATTAATTAATTCTAAAACAGAACTCATTGGAAGATTAATTCTTAATTCTGCTCCTGACGAGGCAAGTATAGTTGTTATTGAATATCAGAAAAACAATGAAATACTAGATAGTCTAAACAGAATAGACAAATACTATAAACCTAAAGACGGACAGTTAGGTGTAGAAAAAATTAGAATTGATGATACTGAAGGCAGCGAAGTAGTTTCTGATTATTCTCAGTTAATCACAGGTATTGATTACGGCGGCACTATTGTTCAAGGAGCCACTTTTGACATTGGTGCGGGCTGGGATGCTCTACCTTGGTTTACTGAAGGATGGGATAGTTCCGAAGTTAACGAAACTGATTTCTACTTCCTAGTTGACGGAAGCACTACTTCGGTGTTATTACCCGAGGTTCCTAAACAAGGCATAGACATCAATATCTACGTTAAAAGAGTAACTACAGGAAAAACAGTAAGATTAGATTTTGAAACTTATAATGAATATCAGTTAGGTGATAGTTCTTATAGTGGTGAAGTTCCGCCCGAAACAGCAATAATGAATACATTTGTTGGCGACGGTTCTACAGCATCAATAATAATTCCTCAAGCAGCAAATTTAGAATCTGGAGATTTATTAATCTTCCGTCCATCTACCAGCGATGGCAGTTTAGTTATTGGCGGACGTAACAGCATAGACGCTTATATATCAGGCGGCTCTTTATCGGGAATGTCGGCATATTCGACTGCTACAGGAACCACTGCTGCTGAGATAGTACTTGACGGGGATAGACTTATTAGTCCTGAACAAGTTCCTGCTCCTGAAGAAAATGTTCCAGGTCAGGTCTTGGAAGCATTGAGCATCAAGGTGTTTCATTCTTCAAGAAGCGGCTCTTCGGCTGTTAAATCTAAAATTTATATAGCTGACGGAAATACTGTTATTTTTGATATAGGACAAAAAATAATTGAAAAAACAAATATACTTGTATTTGTAGATAAGTTTAAAAAGGATATCGATACAGAGTTTGTTATATTGTCAGAAAATAATTCTATTAGATTTATTGGAACAATACCTACTGCTGGTTCTGTTATTGAAATTTTCACTATGGGAACAGGCGGCAAGGGAATATTAGACTATAGAGAATTTACCGGCACAGGCAACGATAGATATTTTATTACAGGGGCATCATTTAACGAAACGGTTACAGTATTTGCTAGTGTGGATAATCAGCCAGTTGATGTTGGATTTATTAATAGTGCTCAACTTACTGACACTCAAGATAAAACTCTTGTAGAATTTGGAGTAGCACCTACCGAAGGTTCTAGAATAGTATTAATAGCTTTGAATACAGACCAACGCCCGTTAGTTAAAATTAATCATGTTGAAATACCCCTTGACGAAGCAATTAAAGAATATGCTATACCGACTTTTAGCGGATTAGATATTGATCCAGCTGGCGACATGTTGGTAGAAATAAATGGTGAATTATTACGAACTGTTGAAACAACCTATAAGATTTATGACGGAAACAATAATATACAAATAGGTGTTGATACTCCGAGAGATCCAGGAACAGTTATTTTTACTGATTTAAAAGTATTTGTTGATAATCAACTAAAAACATTTGGTATTGATTTTACATTTACGTCTGAAAACAACACAGTTACTTTTATTAAACCAATAACACTAGGAGCTGTTATACGTATAGAAGATTCGTCTGGTAGACAATATTCTATAGCAGATACAAATATTGTTTTAGAGCAGTTTACAGAATACTCAACTGGCGATACTTTATCTATAACTTGGTTTGAAAGATATACAGAATTAGATATTGTTAAAGATGAATTTAATGGCGGAAAAGTTAGTTTCTCTTTACAAAGACCTCTAATAGGAATTTCATATGTATGGGTATACAAGAACGGTATTCGACTAACGCCCGACATTGACTTTTATGTAGAATTACCAAGGGCTATATATCTAAGACAAGAAACAACTGAATCTGATATAATTGAAACTATTAGTTTTGGAGATCGTTTATACAAGCAGCCGTTATCTTTTGAAATATTCAAAGATGTGCTGAATAGAAATCATTACAACAGATACAGAGTACTTGATCTAAAACTTGATAAAGATTTTAACTATTTTGATAATGAAATTACGCTTGTAGATGCTAGTCCGTTAGCAAGTCCATCAAAAGATCAGCCAGGTATAATAACTATACAGGGAGAAAAAATTCAGTACTACGAAAAAATTGGAAATGTGCTAAAAAATATTAGAAGAGGACTTTTTGGAACTGCTATTAGAGCAGTCTACCCAAAAAATACTCTTGTAGTTGATACTGGTTTCTTAGAGTTTATTCCTTATCAAGAAGCACAAGAAAAAGAAGATTTTATTTCGGACGGTACATCCCTATTAGTAGGGCCTTTAAATTTCCTACCAGGAAAAGCTAATATCAGTAACTGGTACAGAAATACTATTCCTACAAACTTTGGAAGATGTGATCAGATTGAAGTTTTTGTGGGTGGAAGAAGACTTCGAAAAGATGCTACTAAAATTTATGATTCTACAGTAGGTGCTTATAGCCCTGCGGGAGATATTGACATAGAAGCAGAATTTTCCGTAGACGGAATTAATGAAAACATAAGATTGACATACCCAGTTCCAGCAGGAACACGTATTACAGTTATCCGCAGACAAGGTAGATTGTGGTATGATAGGGGAGCATCGACTGCTACAACCGGCCAAGGACTCAGCTATAGTAATACCGCTATCGCTAAGTTCTTACAAAATAGCAGTACAAAATTACCATAATAAATACATGATATGAATAAAGACGAGTCAAACACTATGCTAGAACAACCAACACAACAGCAACCTTACGATAAAAAACCAGACGAAACTGGCGGTTTTCACGTAGAAGGGCATATAAAGATTTTTGATCCAGAAAATGGAGAGATTTTTATTGATAAAAGAAACGCTATCCACTATGAAAATATGAGTGTTGCTATGGCACAATCATTATCTAACCAGTTACAGGGGTGGATATCAGAAATGGTATTTGGCAACGGAGGAACTGTTGTAGACCCTACCGGACTAATTACCTATCTAACTCCAAACACTAACGGAACTAATTCAAGTCTTTATTCTCAAACATACAGTAAAGTAGTAGACCAAAACTCTGCTACAAACAACGATCCTGTTAGGAATAAAATGGAAATTCGCCATGTAACTGGTGCTACCTATACAGACATTGTTGTATCATGTCTATTAGATTATGGTGAGCCAGAAAATCAAGAAGCATTTGACAATTCTGTAGATATGGCAGGCGATTTTGTTTTTGATGAATTAGGTTTAAAAGCTGCCGGAACAGGCAAATTGCTAACACATGTTATATTCCATCCTGTACAAAAATCTTTAAATCGATTAATACAGATTGATTATACTATTAGAATACAGAGCCTAACAGGCTTTACTGAGGTACAATAATGGCATATAAAGTATTTTTTACCGACAGCACATTACATCCAGAACCGTTAGACGTTCCAGACAATTTTCCTAACACGTCAACTAGTATTTCTATCCCTGGTAGAAATCAAACAGGATACGGAAAAATTATTGCTGAAAATTTTATTCATTTACTTGAAAATTTTGCTAGTGGTTCGGCACCAGAAACATCTAAATCCGTTATAGGACAACTGTGGTTTAATTCAGATGAAAATAAACTTTACGTGTATGATGGAATAGAATATAAGACAACCAGCAACATCAGCACAGGGGTTAATGAACCAACCGGTGCTAGTCTTGGAGACTTATGGGTAAACTCTAGTACCCAACAATTATATCTATGGTCTGGAACTAACTGGGTTTTAATTGGACCACAATTTAGTGAAGGTACAAAATCGGGACCATTAGTTGAAACTATTCTTGACATCGATAACATTGAAAGAACAGTTATTGTATTTTACACTAAAGATATACCAGTAAGTATTGTTAGTAAAGATGATTTTATTCCTAAAGTTGTTATTCAAGGTTTTCCAGAAATTGGAGCAGGTATAAATGTTACCGCTAGAACAGATATTTCTGAAGAAGTAGTATTGCCTAGATTAATAGGTATAGCTAGATCAGCACAAAATTTATTAGTAGCAGATGAGGAAATACCATCTTCTAGATTTATTAGAAGTGACGAATCAGGAACAATACAGGCAACACTAGCTGTAAGGGACGATGCTGGGTTATTTGTAGGTACTAACGGTAATATTAACTTATCGGTAAGATCGTCTAACGGTACACTGTATAATTCTACTCCCGGTGCTGCTATTGATTTACAAACAACAAGAACTGGTGCCGCTGGATTACCAACAACTGTTGTAAAAATAGTTGAAGACAGAGTAGGTATTAACAACACCAATCCTCAGCAACCTTTAGATGTTGGTGGTAATGTAAAAATAGCGGGAGAAATAATTAATACTTCCGAACAGCAGTCATCTAATTTAAGCAACGGTGCTATACAAACTGCTGGCGGTATGGCCGTAGCAAAAAATCTTAATGTTGGCGGAGACCTTTCGGTATTAAGCGGAAATATTTTTTCTAAATCTATTAAACCGTTAACAGGCTCTGAAACAATCGGAGATGCTTCTAATAGGTATAGTACAGTTTATGCTAACACCATTGACGCTTCAATTATTAAAGGTAACCTAAGCGGTAACCTTGCTGGTAATGCCCAAACAGCAACATCTTTACAATCGGCAACTAATTTTAAGTTAGAAGGCGATATTTCTAGTAACGTAGTAGTATTCAATGGTACAGGAAATCTTACAAAAACATTTGTTACTACTCTAACATCTGATATTATTTCTACAAAATCTGCGTTAGGTAATGTACGAGATACAGATGAATTATTAGTATATAGAAGTACTCTTGGTCTTCGTAAGATGACTAGAGAAACCTTTATTGATGACGCAGGTGTTCCACTTGGGGCAGTGTTGCCTTATGCTGGGACTACAGCACCAATTGGTTATCTACTTTGTGATGGTTCAGAATATGAAGCTTATAGATTTAGAGATTTGTATGATATAATCGGAGCAAATGTAAACTATAAAAATTTAGGAAGAACAGTTAATCTTGACTTAAAAGGCTCAGACAAGGGTGCTACTTTCCGTGTACCAGATCTGCGAGGCAGATTTGTTTTAGGTAAACAGGATATGAACGCAGATACAACTGTTCCTTATCCAGGCGGAAATAACAGTCCTGCAGCAGAAACTCCGTTATCTGAAGTAGGGGGTAACAGAGTAGCAGATACTGCTTCAGCAAATAGTTTAGGTAGAGCAGGCGGTGCTGATCAATACACGTTACAAACACCAAACGTCCCTGATCACGAACATGATATGTATGGTAGATCTAGTGCTAACATCAGAGCTACGCAATATTATGCCATTACAGAAACACCTACAGCTAATTTAGATTATCAACCAGGTGGATCTGTTTCTAATGTGAGAATAGAAGGCGGAACAGCAACTAACGGAGCACAAGCAATGGCATCATCTGGTTTAGTCAAAGTCACAGATGAAAATAAAAGAAGACCAGGTTTTGCTGATTCGCAAACGGGTAAACCTTTTACAGTAATGAATCCGTTCCTTACTTTAAATTACATTATTCGAAGCGGTAGACCTTCTAATGATTAACGGAGCGATTTAATGGCCTATACAGTAAACAAAACAGACGGATCAATAGTAGCTACAGTAGCTGACGGTCAGATAGATCAAGGATCGACCGATTTAACTTTAATAGGAAAAAACTTTAGCGGTTTTGGTGACTATCTTAATGAAAATTTTGTACACCTACTAGAAAATTTTGCTGGACAGTCTCAACCAAATCAACCTTTGCTGGGACAATTATGGTATGACACAACAGAAAACAGAATTAAAGTCTATTCAGGTAATGAATGGAAATCTGTAGGAACTGCTGCGTTATCTATCGCACGACCTTTAGATATCAGTACTGGTGATTTTTGGTTCAACACATCATTAGCACAGTTATTTTTCTTTGATGGCAACCAAGATACACTAGTAGCTCCTATATATAGTTCGTCCCAAAATACCAGCGGATTTAGAATAGAAACAGTTGAAGATTCGGACAGAAGAAATAAAATTATATCTGGTGTTTATAATGCTGGAAGATTAATGGGGTATTTTAGTGCCCAGGAATTCACATTAAGAAATCCTATATCAGATTACAATACAGCTAATCAAAACGGCGAAACTATACCCAATACTTTAATTAAGATTGGATTTAATCCAGCAGATACTTCTTTTAAATGGCAAGGCACTACTTATAATTCTGATAGGTTAGGAGAAGTAGATTCGTCAAATTATGTAAGAAAAGATTTAGCTAACGTTCTTACAGCAGCTTTAACAGTTCAAAACAATGAAGGATTATTTTTTGGAACAGGTCCTCAGGGTCAATTAGCTGTTGAAAATTTTAGAGATGTAACAATAAGAAACACATCAGATGAAGGAAGAATAACTTTAAGGGCTACACGGGCCGGAAATTTATTAAGTTATTTTTCAATTGCTCCTGATGCCAGCGGTTCAGATTTAATTGAGATTGCCCCATCAAATCCTTTGAGCTTAACTACTATTGGCGGCAGTGTTGAAATTACAGGAAACCTAACAGTATTAGGGAATATGGTCAGTGTCGATGTTTCAACACTAAGAGTAGAAGATAAAAATATAGAACTTGGTAAAAAATCCGACAATACAAACATCACCGACGCTCAAGCCTATGGTGGCGGGATTGTATTAAAAGGGGATACTGATCATTATATTGTTTGGAATCAAGTTGAATCAGCAGTAACCGATGAACAAGATTGGGACTTTAGTGAAAACATCGATATTCCTTCTACCCGTTCTTATAAGATAGGCGGTGTTGAAGTTTTACGAAACAACGGTGTTACTATAGAATTAACATCGGCAGTGACAACAGCTCCGGGATTAGTTAGTTTTGGATCGCAAACATCACTTACAGCAGACAATATCACAATCGACGATAATAGGATTTCTAATAATGGACGTACAACTCCATATGTAAACGGAGATCCTGCTAACCCTACTAATTTAGTTTTTGAACCGTTAGGTGATGTAGAATTTACAGGTAATCCTAGATTGCTAGGAATCGCCACTGACGGCGAAAATTCTCCAGATCAAACTCAAGAAGGATACACATATCTTTCTGTTAACGATCCTGATCAATTAGAACAAGCAACATCTAAAAAATATGTTACTAACCTAGTTAGAACTCGCAGTATTCCGTTAACTTTAGATATTACAAAAAATACTAACAGTGGACAAGGTACACAAGCAGAACAACCATTAACTAACGCAGAAATTATTGCTATAGTCACTGACATTTGTCCTCCAGATGAGTACGAAGAGAATACATTGTGTCGCATAGCAACTACTAGGTACTATCAAGAAGATATTGCCCAGCAAACATTTACTATTAATTACTCTACTTTATATGAAGTTGATGGTTCTGAAACACCAGGCGGAGTAGAAACACCACATGGTGTTGTACTAGATATACAAAATCCTGTAGTAATACCTGCTAAAGCACCACCACTGTTATTTGTAAGAAGAGGGTTGATAATATTAAAATTAGAAAATATTACATCGACGTTAATATGGACAGTTGACACTGCGTTGGTTGAAGATCCATCGCCATACGACATCCCGTATTCAACATACAGTACAAGATTACCATAATGGAAGAGCGACATGCCATATCAAATTAATAAATTCAACGGAGAGCGACTAGTTATACTAGAAGATGGTACACTAGATTCGACAACCAATCTTAATCTAGTAGGTAAAAATTTTGCCGGCTATGGAGAAACTCAAAATGAAAATTTTGTATGGTTGCTAGAAAATTTTGCCAGCGGTATAGCACCCGGAAAACCGTTAACCGGACAAATATGGTATGATACTGTTACTAAAAAAATTAAAGTTTATTCAGGATCAACATGGAATTTTGTAGGTGGAACTAAACTATCAGCTACTGAACCCGTTGATCCTTCAGAAGGCGACGGTTGGTACGATAGCGATGATGGAAAATTTTATGTATATGACGGCACAGACTTTCAGTTTATAGGACCAGAAACTGTAGCAGGTTTTGGAAATACAAGACACATTTCGGATAAAATAATTGATTCATTAGGAAACAATGTTCCAGTAATTAAAACTTTAATTAATGATTCAATAATAGCTATTACGGCAGATAGATCTTTTAATCCGTTAACTCCTATTACAGGATTTACATCATTTGTAAAAGGTATAAATTTTTCTAGTACATCTGTTCTTAATGGCAACATTTCAGGAAATGCTGGTTCAGCAAATATTTTATCTACAGCTAGAAATATCAATGGTGTAGCATTTAATGGATCCGCAGATGTTACTGTAAAAGCATCAACTACTAATAAATTGATATCTGGAAATTATATTACAGGTTCTGATTTTGATGGATCTGCTCCTATTACATGGACACTCGATGCTTCGTCTAACAATGTTCAGGATACCGTAGTTGTTAGAGATAGCTCAGGAAATTTTGCTGCTAATACTGTAGTAGCTAATCTTACGGGTAATAGTGTAGGCACACATACTGGCCCTGTTGTCGGCGGTGTTACAGGAAATGTTATAGGTAATTTAACTGGTAATGTTTTAGGAAATGTCACTGGGGATGTTACTGGTAACGTAACAGGATCTTTAACAGGTAGTTTGTTAGGTAACGCTAAAGGTAGTTTAATTGCTGCAGACAATTCTGTAGCCTATGACGGAACTACAAAAATCTTTACAGGTACTTTTACAGGTAATGCTACATCTGCTACTAGATTACAAAACGAAGTAATGATTAACAATGTTCCGTTTACAGGACAATCTAGTATCACAGTTTTTGATAATACTAAATTTCCTAGTACCGGAGGAACATTAACTGGACCTTTGATCCTTGCTGATAATCCAAATACAGGATTAGGAGCAGCAACAAAACAATATGTTGACGATAGAGATCAAATTATTAAAAATGAAGTTGTTGCTTTATTCCCAACAAATTATACAATAACCTATGGTAATACTCAATACAGCACCACTGGATATACTAATCAAGTTGGATCTTTTAACAACGGTGCTAACTTTTTTGATGTATATTCCCCCGCTGGTAAAACAATGGCTAATTTAGTTGCTTTTATTCCTTCAATTGCAGTTATACATTACGCTGGTGGAGTTGACGGCAACGACAGTTTACGATGTACTTGGTCTAATCTTGGAGACCGTATCCGTGTATGGGTACAAAACACAGAGCAAAGATCAACACCTGCTGCCAATTGGCTAGCTATTTGGAGTTAATATGTATTACGTCTGCTTAGAAAATAATCAAATTACAGCAATATTAAATTATCAACCAAACACACCTAATGGTGTAGAGGTGGTTAATATTACCAGCGAACAATATGATCAAATAGTCAATGACACACATTTTTTTAATGTAACAACTAAAACTGTTGACGCATTAACTAATGAACAAGTAATTGCTAAATCAACATTTAATCAAAACAGTGTTCATAGAGAATTCTTAAATAGTACCGATTGGAAAGTGCTAAGACACTTAAGAGAGCAGTCATTGGGATTACCGACATCTTTAACACAACAACAGTTTTTAGAATTAGAGCAGCAAAGACAAACTGCCGCAGATAGTATAACAGAATAATAGGAGCAAGTAATGCCATACCAGATAGATAGATATAACGGATCGTTTTTTATAGAAGTTCCTGATCAAACGGTTGACAGTTCTAGTTCCGATCTAAAACTTATTGGAAAAAATTATGCTGGATATGGTGAGGTCCAGAATGAAAACGTTTTACATCTGCTAGAAAATTTTAGAGGATTTTCTGCTCCTAGAAGACCTATTATTGGTCAGATATGGTACGACGAATTAAACAATAAATTAAAATTTTATGATGATACTCAAAAATGGAAAACTGTTTCTGTAACCGACGTATCTAGCACAGCCCCAACAGGATCGTCAGTTAAAGACAAAGGAAATCTTTGGTATAACGATGCTCTAGATCAATTAAACATCTGGGATGGCACTGAATATAGAATTATTGGACCAGAAATCGCAGTAGGATTTGGAGAAACTAAATTATCATCAGGAACAATACGTGATAACGGAAACGTTGAATATCCTATAATCAAAGTTTTTAACAATGATAAAGTTATTGCGGTTGTAAGTAACGATCAATTTGACATTGGAATTATTGACACTATTGATGGATTTACAACTATCAAGAAAGGATTTACTCTAGTTGATACTGCTGCTAGCGGTGTAACATCTTCGCAATATAGATACTGGGGAACAGCTAGTAACACAGAAAAATTCTCAGGATTTACCACTGCTGATTTTGTTATGCGTGGTATGAACGGATCTACGTTTGGAGATACGGGTGTAACTTTAGGTGATGACAACGATTTAAAAATATTTGTTGAAGATTTTAACAAGATTGTTATATCCAGTCAGTTAAATGGTCCATTAAAAATACGTGTAAAGAACGGTGCTATTAACAATGATGTGGCTATTTTCTCCGAAGCAGGTATGGAGCCCAACACTACTGAAATATATAACTTAGGGTCGTCTGTTAAAAAATGGAGTGCTATACATTCCAAGGACGTATTTGGTAATGTCATAGGTACATTACAAGGCGATCTACTAGCAGAAGACGATCAAGTAATGTTTGATGCTAGTCTTAAAGAATTTTATGGTACACATGTGGGTATCAATAAAGGCGATATTAGAGCAGCAGATAATTCTTTATGTTTTGATTCTTCTGCTAGAGCGTTTATTGGTGCTTCGGGTACATTTACTAATATAACTACGGATCTATTAACATTAGTTGACAGGGTTATTGGTGATCTCAAAGGCGACATTTACGCTAGTGATGATACTATTGCCTATAACGCAGGAACAAAAATATTCACAGGCTCGTTAGTTGGTAACGCAGACACAGCCGCTAAATTACAATCGCCTAAGTATATTAACGGTGTTGCTTTTGACGGATCAGAAAATATTAATGTTGTTGTCGAAACTAGAGTAGCTAAATCCGGTGGCATTATGACTGGGTATCTAACCTTAGTAGATGATCCTATTAATGATAAACATGCCGCTACTAAGAAATATGTTGATGATCAAATAGC